AAGGTTCGCTATCCGACCCCTGCGGTGGAGACCCCTGCGGTGGAGACCCCTGCGGTGGAGACCCCTGCGGAGACTCCGGTAGCGGTTGTGGAACCGGTAGTCGAAGCCAAGAAGGGTAAGGGTAAGGGTAAGAAGACGGCGTGATGAGGCCGAAACCTAGGGGGCAACCCCGATGGTCTGCGCGTACGTGCGCGCACTGAGGAGGCCATATGATCGGGAAAACTACACGCCGGAGTAATTGTTTGCCGTCAGTGTCGGGATGGGCCCAAAGTCCATCACTGTATTTCCTACTAGGGATTACGTCTAATCCCTGCGCGACGTCAATTCCCAAGGATGCAGAGGGTGAGTACAGTATAATCCGCAATGGGACACTGTACCGGTTCAGGCTATTCCGGTCTGGTAACGGACCGGGTAAGAATGGGTATAAGCGATTGTATGTAGAGTGCCCAGATTGTGGGCACCTAATCGAATGCGGACACCTTGGACAGCATAGGGGGTCCAAGATATGCATTACACGTGCAAGTGTAAGAGTTTAGGTCTTTGTGACCAGACTCCAGCTCATTCGGGTGAGTTGGAGTCTGACCATGAGGAGGTATTATGTATAGGATTTGGTTGGTAAATTTTGGGTGGTATTATCAGGATCTCGGGCATAAGACCGCACGTGAGGCTCTCAGGGCAGCACAACGCGGGGGGTTCGAGGCTCGTGTTGAGAACGAGCAGGGGGACACGATCGTGACGTGGCATCCCATTGGTGGTGCACGGTGGTACACCCCTAGAACGGAGACGCCGTACGGATGCAGGTTGGCAAAGCTCATAGCATCCGGTCAGATGTCTGAAGCCAGGAATCTGAGAGCGTTAGTTGGGAAGACTTCGTGGAGGGCGTGTGAAGCCCGTGCCATCGCCGGTGCAATCCGGTACGCTAACCGGAAATGGGGTTTGAGTGAAGACCCACTCAAATGGTTATGGGAGGATTGGAAATGAGACTCACATTCACCGCCCCTACGGGAGTAGAGACCCCCGTATTGGACGATAAACACGCCCCCTATCACGTTGCAACAACGCATCTATGTGGGTGTGGGGAATTCTACGTGAGTGGTAGTGGTCTCAAACGCGATGGACTAAGGTTCATTGCGGACGCAGTCTGTTGTGACTGCGGGCAGATACGAGGGACCCTCATACTAGAACTATGACGGGGGTCATTCCAATCTTGTGGCTGGACTCCAGTCCATTACGTGGTAGTGGGTTGGAGTCTGACAACAAGGAGGCGGCAGATGACCGCGAAGAGAGAGGTAATTGATGCGATGTTTCCTAGTCGGAGAACGGCTAGGAAACAGATGACCGCAACACGTGTTGCGGTACAGGTAGAACAGAGTGCACCTGAAGTGGATTACTCCAGGTTTGTTCAGGGTGCCAATCCCGAACAGACCGAGGCAATCCTTCATCGCGAAGGCCCCTTGGGGGTGTTTGCGGGTGCAGGTAGTGGCAAGACCAGAGTTCTGGTCTCCCGCGTAGGCGCACTCATCGCTTCTGGTGTTAGGCCAGAAAGAATCGTCAGCGTGACCTTCAGTAAGAAGGCTGCTGATGAGATGGGGGAGCGAGCAGCCAAGATGGGAATCCAAGGAGCGGTGTTTGCCACATGGCATTCCCTCGCGTTGCGTATGCTTCGCGAGGATGGGACGGAGTGGGGCACGGTCTGGAGTGTAGACGACACGGACCGGGCCAAACTCATTCTCAAGTCCGATGTACTCGGATACAAGGGAATGGGATGGAATGGTGCTGACTTGGGTCAAGTAGCGTCTTTCATCTCGTTCTGTAAGTCTCAGTTGTGGGCTGCTAATTCATCAGAGGCACAAGCCTACGCTGAGAAGGAGTTCGCTAAGGACTCTAAGAAGGCAATTGAAGCCTTCAAGCGGTATGACGTGGAGTTGGCTGATAACCAACTACTCACGTTCGATGACATGCTGGTGTTTGCCTATCAGTGGCTCTCCGTGGAGGAGAACCGCAGACGATGGGCATCTAAGTGGGATTACGTCTTGCAGGATGAAGCGCAAGACGCCAACCCCGCACAGATGAAACTCGCGTCTATGTTGGCACGGGACCATCGAAACTACATGATCGTCGGTGACCCTGCGCAAAGCATCTACGGATGGCGCGGGTCAAAACCAGAGTACATTACGACTTTCGCTTCCGTGTGGGAGGGTGCCAAGGTCGTGTGTATGAATCGCAATTACCGTTGCGGTTCACGCATTGTTGACGTCGCTAACGCGGTTATCACCAAGGCTGCAATCAAGCTCCCTGACGACCTTATTGCAGAAGGTGGTTGGGAAGGTAACGTGTCATGGCGTCAGTGTAGTGACATGGATGCCGAAGCCAATTTCGTGGCTGCGGAAATTCTGGAGCGCCACAATACCGACCTAACACCCCTAGAACACAATACGGTTCTCTTCCGGACTAACGCGCAGTCTCGCGCGTTGGAAGAGGCTCTGCTCGCCCGTCAGATCCCTTACGTCGTAGTGGGGGGTGTGTCGTTCTATGAGCGTAGAGAGGTGAAAGACATTCTAGCATACCTAAGAGTCGCATTGGGTAAGGGCAATCAGGACGAGAACGTGCGGCGATGTCTCAATTCTCCATTCCGATACTTGGGAGCGGCATTCGCAGATAAGCTCTCAAGGTCATTGGTGGCGTTCCGTGGGAACGTTGCTAGTGCGGCGTACGATGCCTGTAATGCTACGCGTGTGCAGGCACGCCAGCGGGCATCCGTGATGGAATGGGTAGGTATTCTGGAGTCAGTAGTTGCGTATGAGAACCGCCTCCATGATAAGGAATCAAGCGAAGAGAACGCAGGAACTCTCATTGATGCTTTGGTTGAGAAGACCAAATACATCGAGTGGCTGAAGCGTGACCAGGGGGAAGAAGGGTTGGAGTCGTCGCATGTTGCCAACATCAAGGAGTTGGCACGTGTTGCGACGCGCTTTGCGACTGCCACTGAACTACTCACATTCATTGACAACACCATCGCCGCTGCGGAGCGGCAACGTAAGCAGAAGGAGCAGAAGGGGCGAGTTCTTCTCATGTCCATTCACCGATCTAAGGGTCTCGAATGGCCTAACGTGTTCGTTATTGGTGCCGTGGAGGGGATTCTTCCCCACGGCAGGGGCGAGCCTGAAGAGGAACGCAGACTGTTCTATGTGGCTTGCACGCGAGCGGCACGCAGACTCTACATTACCTCTCCTAAGAGCATTGCACTCAAGGGAGGAGTCAAAGAAGTGAAGGTGTCCCAATTCGTTCGGGATGCCGGATTAGGGGATGAGTTGGACTACTTTACTGACCTTGCCAGGGAGCGGGGGGAAGATGAGGAGCTGTGCGGTATCGCATAGCCGACGGGGTACCTGCTCGGTCTGCAAAGATGGGCGGGTATCCAACTCCAACGTTCGATCAATATCTACATGCTCTAAGGGACGGCCGCATAACGTTCGACCGGTTCCTTAGTGCGACCACCATGCGATGGTGGGCATTGTCGGCCACGCTCTATCGTAAATGGGGCAAGGACGCCTCGGGGGTGGATGTGGCTGACTTGTACCAGGAGCTAACTCTAGCAGCCTGGACGTTCGTGTCGCAATGGGACGCTACACGTGGAACCACGTTGGAGCAGTTCGTTGTATATAATGCAATGGACAAGGCCAAGAAGTGGTTACACGTGCAACGCGCGGCCAAACGTAGCGGTAATGCGGATGGCAATCCATCTCGGCGTGAAGTCTGTTCTGATTCAATCAAGCGCAACGTAGGCGTGATTGAATCAGAACTAACGAGGTTTGATGGGTACCGGGAAGCTATGAGTAAGGCCGACGAAAAATTCGGTTGCATCATCCATAGCCTCGCGCGTACAAATAGTGTCACAATGACTGCGAGGGAGATTTACAAGTCAAAGGAGCGTAGGCGGGAGTATCACCTATGCTCTCTTGAGCATGCACATCGCGTGGTGCGGAGTGTGCTCAAGCGACTTGCGTCCTAACACCGCAACACGTGTTGCGGTGTTGGGCAAATGCGGCATAAGCGGTTCACACAATAGGAGGCTGAAAATGGCGGCGAAGAAATGTTACGGCGTGGTTCTGGCAAAGGCGAACGAGGAAAGTGTCAATGCGGCGCTCAGCGCTGCGGACCTACCGGAAGACGGCACCCTTGAGGAGAAGATCGGGCGTCTCGTAGCGTACTACCGCAAGGAAGTTTCGAAAGAGAACCTTGCGAAGTGCGACAACTGCGAGGGTGTTTCCGACGTCAGTCTGGACAAGTGCCCATATTGCGGTGAGGGCGACGAAGAAGAGGAGTCCGAAGAGGAGGAGTCCGAAGAAGAGGAGTCCGAAGAGGAGGAGTCCGAAGAGGAGGACGAGGAAGAAGAGTCCGAAGAGGAGGACGAGGAAGAAGAGGAAGAAGAAGCGCCACCCCCACCCCCAAAGAAGGAGAAGGGTAAGAAGGCTGAACCGGAGCCCAAACCCGCAAAGGGTAAGAAGGCTGAACCGGAGCCCGAACCCAAACCAGCAAAGGGCAAGAAAGCAATCGATGCCGTCACTACGGCAATCGCACCTGCGAAGAAACCAGGGCGTCCACCGAAGGCTGAGATCGTCAAGGCTGAGGATGGTCCTGATCCAAAGTACAAGGTCGGTGACCTGGATACGGCAATTGAGCGCGTGAAGGGCCTTCGAGCAAAGGGCGAAGAGACCCTGTACGACCTTGGGAAAGAGCTTGCGGCCATTCATGGGGAGCAATTGTGGAAGCTCCGCCAGGACAAGGATGGGAATCCTGCCTATAAGGGGTTCGGTCAGTTCTGCGCGGCCGAGGTGGGGTTGTCACACACAACAGTATTCCAACTCATCGATGTGTCGACGAAGTTCGACCGCAAGCTGTTCAGTGAAGTCGGCCATAAGAAGTTGGCACTTGTGCTTCAGGCTCCCGAGGCCGTGCAACCTGAACTCATCAAGAAGGTGAGCACCGGAGTTTCTCACCGAGACCTTCTCACGGAAGTGAAGGCCAAGCGCGACGAGGCAGGGGTTTCCAAGCGTAACACCGGTCGCAAGGAGATGCCGAAAGGTAAGGCCCCCAAGAGCAAGAAGACTGAGCCTGCAATCACCATTGCGGCGGTCATTGGCAAGAAGACCATCAAGCTCTACCAGGACCCCAAGAAGTCCGGTAAGAAGGAGTTGGTCCCCGCCACAGACCTGGCTCAGAACCCATTCGGGTACGATGAGTTGGGCAACGGTGTGCGAGAATACTTCAGCATCCAAAAGGGTCCTGATGGGGCTCTGATTCTGCACATCGTGCGTAAGCGTGAAGGCAAAGAGAAGTAACCGGCTTACTGCATCATCGACAAAGGTCATCTATCTACCCGATAGGTGACCTTTTTTTTTGTCTCAACGGCATAACCCCCCGGAGGTTCTCATGCGCTATGTTGGCGGATTCGTCGATAGGGACTATACGACGCTCGTTTACAGGACTGCGGACGGCGTTCGGAGAGGGAGGCAGTTTCCGGTTGAGTGGGTGACGTATTTCAAGCTCTCGCAACTAGGGCAATACCGAAACGATATTGAGCGCTCTACGGCGGTACTTGGCGCGCGTGTGGAAAACGATGAGTGGTTGCGGGTTAGGTGGGCAACAAGGGATGCCCGCTATGCCGTGACAGCAACAACTGACCGCCAAGGGAACGACATACCGAATTGGTTTCGCATGAGGGGCATTGTTCCGTATGAGAATGATGTGAGTCCCGTACGTAGGTTCTTTTCGGATAACAACGCAGAGACGGAACCGTGGCCGAGAGTCGCATATCTGGATATCGAAACTGACTCACGTTTACCGTTCTCTAAGCGTGAGCAGATGCGGGTGTTGTGTTGGACGGTAGTGGCGGGGTGTGATTGTCCTGAGAAGAACATCCAAGAGGGGGACGTGATATTCGAGGGATTGGAAGAGTTCACAGATGAGTCTGAGAAGGAGTTGCTAGATAAGCTGTGGACTGCACTGGAACCGTTTGATGTGGTGGCGGCATGGTATGGGGACGGGTTTGACTTTCCGGTCATCAGGGCACGCACCCTGAAGGTTGGATTGTCGATTCAGTTTGAGTATTGGCGGTTCGTGGATCATCTGCGCGTGTATGAGCTTCTCAATAAGAACGTTGCGGAGACTGGAGATGAGAAGTCTTCGCTTGCCCTGAATAGCGTGTGTCAGGCTGTGTTGGGTAAAGGTAAGCACGACTTCGATGCAAGTAAGACGTATCAGGCTTGGGAATCCGGTGGAGCAGAGCGTGAGCGGATGTTCGCTTATTGCCGTCAAGATACTAAGCTGTTGAAGGAGTTAGAGGATAAGACCGGATACCTGAAGACGTTCGGTACTATGTGTGCGGCGTGCAGGCTGTTCATGGAAACCTATTCACTGAAGTCTTCAATTCAGATGGATGGGTTCATGCTCCGGTTGGGTCGTGAGAGTAACTACCACTTCCCCTCAACGTTTGGATTCACGCCGTTGAACGAACTTACGTATAAGGGTGCATGGGTGATGAGCCCTAAACTGCACGGCATAATTCCCAACGTCCATGTGGCAGACTTTAGTTCACTGTACCCGAGCATCATGATTAGTTGGAATATGAGCCCGGAGACTGTGAACCATGAAGCTCCAATCAACGGCCCAATACCCCCGAATTCATGTAGGGCGCCAGGGACCGGAGTGGTGTTTAGGACCGACGTAGAAGGGTTGTTGCCTAAGGCGCTGAACGTGTTGTTGGGTATGCGTAAGGAGTGGGCCGATAAGAAGTCACAATGCGTCCCAGGTACGCCTGAGTTTCAGGCAGCCGACCGTTGGAGCATGGCCTATAAGGTATTGGCAAATTCGTTCTACGGTGTAGTGGGGAGTACCAATAGTCGATACCATGACCGTCGCATCGCTGAGTCTGTTACACAGACAGGCGCATGGTTGAATCAGACTACGGTGTTCGAGGCTGAGAAGGTTGGGATTATGGCCTTCTACGGTGATACGGATTCGTTTTTTGCCAATCAGGTAAGTAAGGATAGGTTCGCGAACTTCGTGGAGTGGTGCAATGTTGAGTTGTACCCAAGACTACTCAAAGAACGAGGGTGCACAATCAATAGAGTGAAGTTGGCGTATGAGAAGGAATTCGCAGCCCTAATCCTCCTTGCAGCTAAGAAGTATTTTGGGTTCTATCAGCACTATAAGGGGAAGCCTGCTACGGCTAAGTCCAAACCTGAAGTGAAGGGGATGGAGTATCGGAGGGGGGATTCAATTGCTATTGCACGTGAGATGCAGGGGCGCGTGATTGACATCTTCCATAAGGGAGTACAGTACGACGACAACGGCAACGTGAAGGGGTTCGTTGCCCCTGAACCAACTGACGTGTTGCCAATTCTGGAAGAGTACCGGGATAGGACGTTGAGTGGAAACCTTGATCTGAACGACATTGTGTTGGCTCAGTCATTGACTCAGCCCATATCCGAATATAAGGCGAAGACGCCGCCAGCCCATATCCGGGTTGCGATGATGTTGCGGGAGCGCGGTAAGGACGTTAGTCCGGGCACCCGTATTCGATATGTCGTAATCGACGGGTCGAAGTCTCCGAAGGTTGTGATTCCAGCGGAAGACTGGACTGGTGAATATGACTGCTATGCGGTTTGGGAAGATAGGTTGTTTCCGCCGACCGGGAGAGTGTTGGAGGTAGCGTTCCCTAACCATAACTGGAAGCCGTGGTTTAGGGTACGGCCAAAGAAGCGACGGGGAGCTACCGCCAAGGAGCAGCCAAGCCTACCGTTGCACAACCCCAAGGCAACGCCACCCAAGCCCGTTATGGTGCCACCCAAGCCCGTAGCACCGCCACCTATGCGCCCCACCCCCCTAACCGTGCGCATCAACGCCACAACCCCTGATAGCAGGCAAGTAAGACGCGCAATCCTATCGCTCAAACCTCTCATTGAATCGTGCGAGCCGGGTGACACCAAAGTCATCATTGAGGTATCGACTGGTGATGCGATTATGACGTTGTTGGTGACCAATCCCATAACGCCAACCGCCCAATTGATTGCAATCTTGAAGAAGAAAGGATGGTTACATGCGTCGTAAAGTCGAGACCACTACGGTGAAGTTACCCGAACAGATAAGTAGGATTGGGCGGGTAATTGAGACGGTATTCAGTTGTGATATTTGGGAGGAGTATAAGGAGCTGAAAGCGAAGCTCCGAATAGGTGAGGGGCACGCTGATTATTACACCGTACTAAGAGCCAATGATGAGGCTGAAGCCAACTACCTAAGGGCGTCGCGACTGTTGGCTAACGCTGAGTTGGAGTTGAAGAAGTTTATGGTTGAGCACCGTAAGACGTGCGCGGCTATGCGTAGTGATGCCCTAAAGTCGCTGAAGGAAGAGAAGTTGGAGGGTAGTAGGACTAAGACCATTACCAATCAGGACCTAGACGATTATGCGGCAGTACACTTCCACGACCTATGGACCGCACAGGAGACAAGTAAGGTTCAGCATGAACAGACAATCGAGCACTTGAGAGTGTTGGTTGATGCGTGGAAGTCTAGGTGCCGCACACTCCAGGGCATGGTTGCAAAGGTACGCAATACTACCTAGGGTGCACCGCAACACGTGTTGCGGTATAGTTGGGGAGCCGTTCCGGGTAGCGGCAGGGATGCACGGGTAGTGCGTCCCTTTTCTTTTTAGGCATTACGGCATAAGCTACTTGTCCAGTTTCGTAGCTATAACGCAACGAAAACAACGCAACGGAGAACATCATGGCCGGACTATCATTGGAAGACTTTCTCGGGCACGCAACGAGAGCACAGGGAGGGAAGAACAAATACCTATCAAAGTGGAAGAAGAACAACCCTCCAACGGTGCTGGTGTGGTTGCATACTAAGGCGATCATCATGCCTCTTTGGAGACATGGAGTGCCTCGGTTGATGGAAGTCAAAGATGAGGATGGGGATAAGCGGATCGAAGTATGGGGTGGGGATTGGAGTTGCTGGGAGCCTGAAGAGGTATTGAAGCAACAATACTTCCGAGACCGGGAAACGGGCGAGCGTGAAGTACCTCCTACAATCTGCCCTGCGTGCAGGTTGGTTGAGCATGTAAGGGAGCGGGTTGAGAGTGGGAATCTGAATTGGACCACACCAATCTTCAAGTTCGTCGGCGACGATGCATCGAAGAAGGTCATCATTCATGCGGCCGGTATGTATAACGGCTTCAACGGAGACCTGAGTGATGAGGAGAAGGACGAGCTAAAGAAGCACCGAATCTTCAGAAACGATGTGTGGCGTGAGAACATGATGGCGAAGCTCTCATACGGCTTCGTGGTTGTGGACAACTCCAACCTAACGGCGGGACCTCAGATTGCAATCGAGACCTCATCGTTGGGAGACTGCGTCAAGAAGGTAATTGCGGACGCCATGATGGAGGCAGAGGACGAGGGCAACCCGTATACGAATCCGTACGCTATTCGGTGGGCATACGATGCAAATGCGAAGGACTTGAATAAGAAGTATGCGGCCAACAAAATGAGCAAGGTTCCGTTCACAGAACAGGTAAGGAAGCTCATTGTAGACACCGCTCCCCCAGACCTGTCGCGACTGGATTACAAGCTCGACCCAACCGCCCTAAAGGAGCAGTTGCAGGAAGTGTGTTTGGTCAAGGACATTCCGTGGTCCGAGATTTTTGGTGATGCTGAGAAGGCATGGCCTAAAATCAAGGAACGCCAAGAGGCTAAGAAGGAGAAGGTTACTGACAAGTCGACGGAGTTCAACACCGACGAATTTGAGGATACCCCCAAAGGACCGCCGTCTCGGAAGGAGACGAAGAGTAAGAGTGATAAGAAACCAACGGTGGCGGCACTGAAGCCCAAGACGGTTGCTACCAAGAACGTTGAGTGTTGTCCGAGTTGTGGAGAGCCAATTACAGCGTCGGATAAGAATGAGGGCATTTGCCCGCATTGTGGGGAGTTGTTCAACGTCGTCGATAAGGTGTTGGGTAAGGACGAATTACCGTACTGATTGGCGCGTTGGTGAGTTGTAAATGCCCATCTCACGGCATAGTGAGGTGGGCATTGTTTTGTGGAGGTTATGATGGGACGGAAACGTATTGTCGATGAAACTCCAATGGTGTTGGGTTACGAAGAGGAGGAATTTGGGGTTGAGTCGGTGGAGAGTCTGATACCACCCCGTAATGAAGTGTTGGATGCGTTGAGGGGTGTGGCGGCAGACATAAATCGATGGGGGGCTGCTAAAGAGGTACTTACTAACGTGAGGGCCGTGAAGACGTGTTTCCCTCAATTCAATAAGGCCACCAAAGTAAACGGATTCCCAATCGAACGGTTCACATTGGTGCATGGGCCATCAGCGCACGGGAAGACGACATTCGCAATTGGGGTGGGAATGTCATTCCTGATGGGTAACCACTTCTATGCACATTGCGACGCTGAGAACACCACACCCGCAGACTACGTTGATAAGTTGATGGGCTCGTATGCGGATCATCCAGCATTCCTTGCTATGCGCCCGCGTACGTACGAGCAAGCCATTGATGGTGTGAGGCAGTTCTGCGAAGTAATCCATAAGGCACGGGAAGAGGGCAAAATCCCTGCCGATACGTCTGGCGTCGTAGTGATGGATTCGATTCAGAAGCTCATGCCCCAACACTTACTGGATAAGATTCGGAAAGAAGGGGCTGATGGGTTGGGGGGTAGGGCGGGGCAGCTCAAAGCTGCAATGAATCAGGCGTGGCTGAACGACCTGATACCGATGCTGAACCAAACGGGGACCGCTGTACTTGCAATTGGTAGGGAAGCGCAAGACCCGAATGCAACTGAGATTGACCGCAAGTTCGGTAATGACTGGAAGCTAACGGGCGGCGTCGGATTGGTATACGACGCCTCCTTACTGGTGAGAGTCACGCGGTCATCTTGGGTATACGACAAACCCGGTGAGAACGGGGTAGTCATTGGGGAGAAGCACAAGTTGCGAGTCTGGAAGAGTAAGGTGGAGGCAAAAGACGCAAAGCATACCGAGTGCTTCTTTTATACGTCCAACGGTAAGGGTGGATATGCGGAAGGCTTTGATTTTCAACGCGACTACCTGGAGTTGGGAGTCGATTGCGGCGTAGTAACCAAGGCCGGAAGCTGGTTTTCGTTGGAGGATGATCGGTTAGGGCAAGGTGAACACAATGCCGTCTTGGCCTTACATCGGAATCCTAAGTTGTTTGAGAGGTTGAAGATGTTAGTTGATTCAACGTTGGAGAGTGAGGTAGGGGCATCATGAACATGAATATGAAGATGCTTGTCACCAGTGATTGGCATGCCGATGCAGTGACGAATGGGATTGAGCGGTACAATGAGATAGAGAGCATTGCGTTGGAGATGGTGAAGACTGCAATCGAAGAACGTGTGAGTGTCTTCGTGTTTGCGGGGGACCTGTGCAATCCCGGATTAGGCGGTCGCACCATCATGGCAATCTCACTCGCAAGTAAGGTTGCCAATATGCTGGATGATGTAGGTATTAGGTCGATATGGTTGGCGGGTAATCATGATGTGGTTGATGTCGATTACCCTCTATCGTCACTGATGCCCCTATGCACGCAAGGCAATTCCAATATCAATGTGGCGCAAGTGCCGATGGTCGTGGAGTTGGCACACGTCCCATTCAGGTTCTTATGTTTGCCGTATGTGTCAAAGTACCTAGGTGCGCGCATGTACGAGCATCATAATTATGTCGAGGCTCTGACTGCTGGGTTTAGTGCTCATGATTGGAAGTACACAATAGTCGTCAGCCACATGACGGCATTGGACGTCACGGGGTTAGAGGTTGGGACGGAGAGCAATGAGTTTCGGTACGGAAAATCGTACAAGTTGAATCTGCCCTCTTACCTTGACAGGGGCGTAAGGTTGGTGATTCAAGGGCATTTCCATAAGCATCAACGGCATGGGGGGTTGTTTGTACCGGGGTCGTTAGTGCGGCTCGGGTTTGGGGAAGAGAAGCATCACCCCCACTACCACATTCTATCCATTTGACCGCAACACGTGTTGCGGTGGAGGGCCCGATGAGAAGACTAGTGTATGAGAAGCCTGCCGAGGGTTTCAGCGTCAAGAGCATACCCACTCAGACGTTAGGGTTCATCACGGTACGTGTCCCTTTCAAGCGTTTACCGGATGTGAAAGGTGTTCTGGTAAGACTGGAACCTAAAGAGGGGTGTTTGCCCGCCCAAATGGAAGAAGCTCTGACGATTGTTCGTAGTTGTGGACCTAAGTCGATTCAGGCAATGGCCGTCAGAGTATTGGTTGCCACACCCGAGATGGAGGACACCGTTGATGAGTTGGTAGGTAATGCGGAGTTGCCAGATGAGACTTCGGTGAGGGCCGTAGTTGTGGAGATGGCTAAGGAGTCGGCCATTGCTGAGGAGCTGAAGGATTCCCTCGTCAATTACGTTTGCGAAGTATACGACCGAACGGAGGATTCCGATGTATATCGCTGAGTTGGCATTGGAGAATTGGCTCCCATACGGCGGCACAACCGTGTTGAAGTTGGAACCTACCATCTATGCGATTGTTGCCGAAACCGAGGAGTATAAGGAGCGGAGTAATTGGGTGGGTAAGACTGCATTGTTTGAGGCTCCTGCGTTCGTGTTCTTTGGGGACCACCGTAAACGTACTGAAGATGAGTGGATTACCAATGGTGCCAAGAAGGGGTCAGTGTCGGTACTGCTGTCGAGTGGTGACAGACTGACGCGTAGCAGGGTTGTGGGTGAAGCAACCAAGTTCACGGTAGTTACAAGTGCAGGCAATCTCAAAGCAGGCAATGAAGCCGAGGAGTATGTTGCTAGGTTGTTGAAGATGAGTAAGGACGATTATTATTCAATGAGCCATTACAGACAGGGGAAGTTGAGTGAGATCGTCACAATGGAGCCTGCCGCCAGGACGGAGTTGTTTTCTAAGTGGCTGAAGCTCAGTAGGTTGGTTGATGCGGAAGACTTGATTGCGAATGCGATTGTGGAGTTGAATGACGAACGCAGTAGGGCATTCGGTGTGATACGTGCAGGTTATGAGGCAATGAAACAAGCGCTGGATGACGTTGAACCAACGTCGGGGGAGCCAGTGGCATTGACTGAACCGGCAGCAATGGTTGAGTTTTGCAAAGTAGGACTCTCTAAGTTGGAGTATGCGGCGACGCAATTGCAGAAGCGGGTGAATGCGAAGAACGTACAGGTTCAGCAGTTGTTCACGCAAGCGAAGTCTGCGCGCGAATACGCCGTGAACCAAGCGAATGCTGAGCATCGTAAGGCATATGCTGTTGAGATTGAAAAGCTGAGCAGTACGTTGCCGCCTAAACGCCCCGAGATCGATGCCAAAGTACAGGACCAATATGAACAACGCTCTAATCAGATAGCGGTGCTCAATAGGGACCTAGCGTTGGCGCGGAGAGCCTGCAAGGGTGAGTTTGATGGTAAGTGTCCGGTGAATGGGTCTACGTGTCCCGTGCGGGACAAAATCAATGCAGCAAACGGTGAGGCCGTAACCCGCAGGGACCAACTCACGTCTAAGTGCGATGAGGCCATGCGTGTACGAGACAAGCTGGAAACAACCATCAATGAGATAAAGGTTCAGATTCGGTCTTACGATGAAGTGGTGACCCGCATAAGTACGCTGAAGAGTAAGGCTGAAGAGATTCGGGTATCCAACATGAAGGCAGTCAATCCAGATGTGTTGTCGGCCTACAACGATGCCCGCAATGAATTGGAGAGCCTCAATATGGCACTCAAGGATGCGACGACCCATACCGAACAAGCTATGGCAATGGCATCCAAAATGACCGAAGCGATGGACGTTATTGCGAATTCCGATAAGGCTCTGAAGATCACACAAGCGGCCAGATACATCTTCAGCAAGCAAGGTGCTCAGCGTCGTATTGCGGAGCGGGTGATGCGGCGTATTGAGATGAGGGGTAATGAGACGTTGAGGGAGAATGGGATTGAGCTTGCGTTCCATTTGGCGTGGTCTCGACTGGGGAAGGGGTTGGCTACGTATTGTCGGAGTTGTGGGGCGAGCTTCCCTAAGTCGGAACGTGTGAAGATGTGTAGTTGTGGCACTGCACGCGGACCGTTGGTTATCGATAAGAGTGAGGTGATTCTGAGCGATCAAAGCGGAGCCGCTAATGACATCGTTGGTGGAGTCATTCGGTTGGAGACTTCGGCCTGGTACAGAGAAACCAGGGGGTCGATGTGGAATGTGACGTTCATTGATGAACCGTATGGGGCGGTCGACCAATACAATCGGCATGCATTTTCAAAGTTACTGCGAAGTATGCTGTCCAACAGATTGGGGATCGAACAGGCATTCGTTACGGCACACAACCCTGAGATGTTGACTGAATTACCGGGGACCATTCGGTTGATTCGGAGAGGGAAGCTAACGCGAGCAGAGGTGGTGTGATGGCTAAGGGGCATTTGAAGGGGCCTAGAGGGGAATTGGAAGTTGCTAAGATTGTGCAAGAATGGTGGAGAAATTACGAGCCTGAAGCCATATTCGTAAGAACACCCGGATCGGGCGGATGGCATGGTCGAAATCAACGCGGGGCTGCCATTAGGGCCGGACATAATGTGAGTGGGGACGTAACGACGTCTTCTACGTCTTTCCCGTTTTGCGTCGAAGTGAAGAGGGTAGAGGACTTCGACATGGACAATTTGGTAGAGTGTAGTTGTGTACGGCCGAGCCCCGTTTGGAAATGGTGGTTACAGGTACAACGGGAAGCCGGTGAGGTTCAGAAGGAACCTATGTTGTGGTTTAGGCAGAACCGAAAGCCGTGGATGGTTATTGTGGCGCTTTCATATGCGCGCGAGAACATCACCGTATCCCCCGTTGTAACGTGGACGACCAGACAACTACTCAACATCAATTGCGGGGCATCCCCTGTGATGTATGCGGCTAAGGACTTGTTGCGGATGGACCCTCAGTTACTTGCAAGGGATTAGCAATGTTTACCGAATCATTGATGAGGGCGTTGGGGAGGATTGTGGATAGGTATCGGAATGAGTATGTGGCAACGTTACCGACCAATACAATACCGCTCCCCCCACCGGGCATACGGGCGCAAGTTGTAGACTTCGCAGCATTGTTTCCAAATGCGACCGTGGGTGATTGGGTGAACTTTACTGTAGCGCTAACTAGAAGGGAGTGGACTGAAGGTTACAGAAGCGCTTTGGAAGCGCGGGTGTTTGGTGAGATTGAGTTACCGGAACCCATAGCGGAACCCCCAGAATGGGCTGTAGTTGATTACAACGTTGTTCCGCTAAAGGACGACGTTGAACATGAGCCTGTTGTGCTGACAACCGAGGACGGCAGGCCGTACCTAAGGAGTAACTATGTCGACCGAGAATGGAATGGCGTTGAGTCCGGGAATGACAGTGCTACACAAGCCAAGCGGAGTGATCGGTAAGATTGCAAAGCTGTACGGTGAAGGTGAGTACAAGGACCGGAATGGGAATTACTTATCATCAGCCGTAATCGAACTTGAAGATGGCAATGCGTTCCTACATAACCTCGAAAACGTCATGGTTATGAGTGTCAATCTTACGCAGGTATATGAGTTGATGCGAGGAGCGTTGGGTGTGGTTATGAAGGAGTCGTTTACGATTGCCCGGTCTTATGGGGTGGAGTTTGAGGATGTTGTGAATGTAGGAATATGCGTGTTGCAACAACAGACCAACCTACTCAGGGCTACGGCTCCGAATTCCACTCCCCTCTGATTAGGTTGTATTCCACAACCATAGGCAATAATAGCCTCCGGGCGGCATTACTTACCAGTACCGCAACACGTGTTGCGGTGGGAGGTTGGTATGATTGTACGGCTCACCAGTAACCTCATTGTGTCTGCTACGGATGGGCTTTCGTTTGAATTGAAGGTCCGAAAGACGAAGGTTTCGCAATCGGGCGAAAAGCAGGAGTATTGGAAGGGAGTAGGTTACTATTCCGACCTACGACAAGCGGCGGTCGCTGCGCTGAATAAAGGACTTGCCCGTGGTGACAAGTCTGTAGGGATCAAAGAACTGATTGGTGCAATCGACAAGGCGTCAAAAGTGATTGGGGATTCGTGTTCAAGGGCCATAACGGCCTACGATGCCGCACAAGTGGAAGGAGTGTTTGGTGATGGAGGAATCGAAAGTATCTTTGACTGATGCGCTGAAGCTGATTGAGTCTGCGGTAAAGTTGGTTGAACCGTTCTATGCGTCGCGCTTCAGAATTTGCGAGAAAATCGAAGAGGACTACAACCGTCAGATCCGAACTCTGAAGGGACAACAATGCATCTACACGGCAATCATTGGATTGTTGTTTAGGTATGAGGGGGAGGCAATGAAGCGGGTGATGAATAGGATTGCTGAATCTACTGACGACTCATCCATACAGGCTATCGGAATACTGAAACTGATTGAGGCGGGGTCATGCAAGTTTCCAAGACAGTAAGGACCGTGAAGGTGCCAATTGCGTGGAAGCCTGATTGGGCACCTGCACATATCGACGCAACCTACACATTACCGGCAGACGAAGACCCCGAAGACCCCGTAAGGGTGCAATGTGTTTGCAATTCATGCGGGGCTCATTGGCAGACAGACTGCTATTCGCGTCGCCACCTAACTCATATTCAGCGGTTCTGCCAGACCCATCTTCACCGTTAGGAGGCTAAATGCCACAATATCGACTGAAGCTGATCGATTCGTTTGGGAGGGTAATTGCGAAGCGCAAGTACCTATTCCAATCCCTAGGTAGGTTGGCGGCCATGTCAATTCCTACGTCGGAACTACTTAGGTTGAGGGACGAATGCAAAGGTAACTTTGAGCTGGTGTTGAATCCGATCCGACAAGCTCTCATGGAGAACGGCTATAAGGATTTGGTGATTCTGCCGGCGCAGACACACATCGTTGAATTGGTGCCTATGGAGCAGGAAGTAACGGCCCATGAGCACGGCATTGATGCGGATAGGGTTGCATTGGTTACGGCCTATCAGATGTTCAATTCGGCATTTGAGCAGGAGGTGAAACCTAGTCCCAAGCTACTGATGGCTTACCAAATGCTACGGCGTGAAATGTCAAAAATGGAGTTGGATACATGGGTACCATCTGTCAGTTCCCCACGCGGGTGAAACGGCCAGTTGAGAGGAAGTCGCGCGTACGTGCGGATAAGATCAACCATGCACTGGCAAACGGTACACCTAAGGCATTCCACTACGAAGGAGTGACCATCAAGGGGGTATGGTACGACATTACGGTTCAGAAGATGGATTCCGGTAGATGGTGTTGGGAGGCAAAGCGGGTGATGTGTGAGACGGATACGGAGAACGATCTCGGTATCCCGCTGTCGTTGGTTGCCATACTGAAAGAGGAACCGACCGTTACGTACGACACTCCAATTGAGTCGTTGGAGGCGGCGTATAGGTTGCTAAGTAGTCCGCAACACGTGTTGCGGTAGGAGGGGCTATGGATACGGATACGACGTATGTGTGGGTAAGGATAGTGGCGGTTGTTGGGGCGTTGTTGAGTTTGGTGGTGTCGTTCGTATTCTGTGGTGGGCTTGCAACGGATGCTGAGGTGATCCGTAGTGTGGAGACGGCCGGTTACTCGAAGGTCGTTATACTGAATCGCAATCGTCTAGTTAGCTGGAAGTGTTCAAGGGGTGACGCGTCGGAGTTCACGGTTGAGGCTGAGAACTCGCAAGGCAAACGCGTGGAGCTGATCTTGTGTGTGGGTACGTATCCAAAGGGCAACACCTTGAGGGTGAAGTGATGTTTAGGGATTGGCTACTGGTCAGGGTCATAAGCCTATCGGGTGAAGTACGGGACCTTCAGACGAGATTAGCAGTCCTTGCAACGGAGAATCTGAATCTCCGGTTAGAGAACAATCGGTGGTGCGCGGAACGGACTGTTCTCAAGTCTCAGCGGCGTAAACATAAGACCGAGTTGGAGTTGATGGCTGCTGAGTTGGATTCAATCAAGTCCAAGTGGTTGGCATACGTGCAGGACCATAACCTGATGGATGCAAGTACGAAGCGCCAGATTGTACAGGAGTTGAATGTGGCGGCGAACATTCTGGCCGGCATCGAGGGCCCCGAGTCTCAAAGTGTGACTGAAACCCGCCCGAAGACTGAGTTGGAGTTGTTGCGAAGTAGGGCTAGGGGTATCAGAACTCATCTTCAAGCCTGTCTGCGAATGCTACAGATCAACTCATAGCTACCACGCACACCTATCCTCCCTTACAATCGGCTCACCCTGTGTCATAATCCGACCACAAGGAGAAGCCGAATGAAACTGAATCAATTTCAACGACGTGTTGGCGGGTCTGGTTCGATTCCGGTGTTGGGATCGGATACGGCCCCGACAGCCGTATTGACTACCACGTTGCCCGATAACTTCGTGCATGCCGATAGGTCTCAGATTGAAGGGTTCCCAGTCCAACGGTTGGCCGTTGCATATAAGTACACGGGAGCAGGTGTGGCCCCTACGGTATCGGCGAACCTTTACCTGTACGATCACACAACGCAGGGATGGTTCCAGATGGATGGGACCATCATATTGCAGGATGGGAAGATCAATCACTTCGACGTTGTGTCGCTGTATGATTTGCCTGCCGACTCACATTCACTTGCGCTTGCGGGGTCTCTCAATGCCATCATCGTTCCGTTGGCTGCTGGAGGAGAGCCTGATGGAACATATACGTTTGTTGCGGCGTTCGATGGTGCTCAGTCAGCGGTGGATGTTAGTTCGGCCCTGAGTGCACTACTTACAACGCTGATTGCCAATCAGACGAACGGTACTCAGAAGTCCATTGTGCGGGGCGGGGCTAAGGGTACGACTGCGGCAGGCGACATCACCGGTAGGGCGTTGGGACCTAATGCGCAAGCTCTCGACGTATACGACGCATCTCCAAACTGCATTCCAGGCAATTACTCAACAAGTCGGGGTGATGCCGTAGCTGTTCGGGCATCGGACATAACTGTGACGTTCACAGGCCCGACCATTGTTGCGAGTCAGATTCGGCGGGTGATGGCGTACATTGATGCAGCCACTAAGCCCTATGTGTGGGAACAGGGCAAGAATGCAATCATCTCCATTTCGGGCACGACCATTACGGTGGCGTCCATTGATGGAGTGGTCGCAACAATCCCCGCAACAACGACGTTGGTTGTTGTGGATTGGGTTGCGCAAGACAAGGCGTATGACCAATCGTTGCAGGCACTGCGGACAGCCCCGATGTACGATGTACGGTCATTCCGCATCACCGATTTGGTTCCGTTGTTGGCAGCGAATCAGACAGTCACGAACGCATGGGCTGATTTGGGCCCCGAAGTGTTGGTGGACGGTGCAACACACTTGCGTGGATGGTTCGTATACACGAAGGGAACCGGTAATGTTACGACGTTGCAAGTGCGTGCCCTAATCAAGCACACGGCTGGAGGTACGGAGGAGTATCCGTTGCCCGTACTGAAGACCGACATCAGTGCGGTTCCGTACACGATTACGGCTGATGATGAGGGGGTATATGTGTCACCCGTAGATGCGAGTGGACTTAGGTCGTTGTTGTGGGCTCTCGCCAATACGGTCAAATACGTTCAATTCCAAGTGAAGGCCACAACTCCGGGCGATATGGTTATCAACGCAACTGGAACCGGCTATACACTGGGATGGGGAGGTTGATGATGAGCGGTCTTGGACAAATTGAAGCGCTAGGCAATCCCCCAGGCATCAACAACGAAGCTGTGCTGGGTCTCAATGGCGTTGCAAATAGTCTCTCATACATTGTTGCTGAGATAGAGAAGCACTTTCATACGGCTCAGCAGATTTACGGACTCACTGCCAATACGATGGCCCGTAAGTCGGTATCACCAATCGTCATCACGGGTGGTAGTGATGCGTGGGGCACTGAGTTGGAGTTGCATAACGGAACTGTAATTGAGTCAGGTTCGGCAACTAAGAAGTTCGATATGAATCAACTATATGTGAACGCGGTAGGTACGGCTAACCGCATCACTATGTTGGAGTTCTATGCGAACACACATTCAGCAAACGTAGCCGCAACTACTCAAGCGACCGGAGATACGGTTACGAAGAACGGACACGGGTTGGCTAACGGTACGAAGGTGATGCTGAACACCATCGTTACGTCGACTGGCATCAATGCCTATACGGTCTATTATGTGGTCAATCAGGCCACCAATACGTTCCAGTTGTCACTGACGCTCGGAGGGGCTGCGATCGATATTGGGACCGGAGACGGCACGTGCAATTATACGGTGTTGACTCAGACGCTTATCACGGAAACTGTGGTGAGTAAGTCGGCAGTCAATTCTGATGCTCTAGTGATTCCGATTCAGATGGCTCGCCAAACATGCAATACGCGTATCACGTGCAGGGGGTACGCGGGTGGGGGAACGAACGCCATTAGCTTCTTCGTTGGTCTCCATTCGTATGCAGCATGAGGTGATGTAATGGCAACAATCGCTCAATTGGCCCCTACGCTGATTTCGGTCGGCTTTACGGCAAAGGAACTACGGCGGGAACTACGGCCTAAGAATGCCCCTCCCCCACCACAATCGGCTCCCATCCAACGTAAACGATATGAACAAATCGTTAGGTTGTTGTGTAAGAATCCGACCCTAACTGATGAGGAGATTGCGAGGCGTGTAACTACGGTTCCGGCCTCATTGGTAACTACCATCAGGGCTGAGGTGAATGGTGTGGTTGCCCAGCTAGCGGGGCTGGACCCCGTAGATGAAGGAGTCGATCCTGAGACTGAATTGCAAGACGCTACAGTCAACGCCAGCACGAACAGGGTTATTCGCAACAAGCATGGACTTGAGGACGGAACTCAGATTCAGCTTGTTGAGGTAGTTGGTACGAGTGGAGTCTCACAAGGAGAGATGGTGTTTGTAATCAACACTAACGCAAACAACTTCCAGGTCTCACGTACGCAAGGCGGCAGTGAGATTGACTTCGTAGGAGCCGGCTCGATTCGGTATTTGGTGATGACATGATTGTTGAGTGCGGAAAGCCTAACGGGAGCGGACTTGTGTTCTGTGAGTCTTTCCGCTCTCGTCAACTCATCCAGTCTCGTGGTGGTGCGTTGGTTGGTTGTGCGGTGGGGGACGGTGGCATCAACCCAACGGCGGCGTCTTCGCGCGTGACGTTCGCGGGGACGGAGAACCTACTGAATCTAACGACTCGGTTCACACTGGCAACTAAGTTCAGGACTCCTGTGGCGGTACCTGGAGGTTCCAAACACATTGTTGGAAGATTTGATAGTGCGTTTGTTGATGCTCAGTGGGCTCTTCAATATCAGATCAGCGGATTGATTGCTCCACCATCATTGACGTTCTACGTGGCAATTACCGGAGGGACAGTTGCTTCAGCTCTATTGGATGTTGCGCTCAGTCAGGCAACTGAGTATTTGGTGCACGTCGTTGTCAATTGTTCTAATGCGATGGCGACTAGAGTTGTCATATATGTGAATGGGGCTACTCCACCACAAAGCAACACGTCAACACTCCCAGTCATAATACGTAGGTCGTCTACGCCCCTTACGGTGTTCAATCGTTCTGGTGGTTCGACATTAGCACCAGACAATGATTTTGTTCTTCGTAGCGTGCGAATCTTTGATACCGCGTGGAGCGCTGAAGAAGTGCTGGATGACTACAACAATGACACCTATGCGGAAGTGTTTGGGGGTGGACCATGAGCGGACCTATCCTTGAGGCGCAACTCAAGACCTGGTCGTGGGAGTTGGGTCCAAGTAGCATTCTGGTCAACGGGGACTTTGAGGGTGCGGCTGGTCCTCCCCCTGCGGGGTGGTCTCAGGTGAACGGACTGGCTACCAGGGAGTCTGGCGCTAGGACTGGCGGTACAGGACTCTATGTGTGTAGGGTGTCCTACTCCACCGCAGCGAGCGGTTACGCGTATCAGGCTGCGGGACTGAACCTGTCTCCTTACCGTATTACAGGATGGACTCGTGGCGATGGTACGGCCATTCCATTTGTTGGTAAGGACGGTGGAGCAGTATTCGTCGGTACGGCTAGCACAGCGTGGCAGCAGTATTCAGCGGACTTCTTCTACACATCTGGGAATACAATCTACCTATACTGCAACAATCTTGTGGCTGGTAGGTATGTGGAGTTCGACGACACTACTCTCATACCGTTCTATGCGAGGACTCCTAATCTCGGGTCATTGAGGACTGCTGTTCAGTTAGGAAACGGTGTTACACCTAGTTCACTCCCGACCCTCCTGACAGGTACTCGTGGATTCCAACTTTCAGCCGCGAGTGCCCAGACGTTCCAGTGGTACCAAGCACTGAGCAATGGAACCTATACCGTTGCATTGACGTTTAGTCATACCAACTCACCAGCGGGGAATGGATATATCTTTGACGCGAGGGACAGTGGTGGAGCTGGGTACGCGTTGATCGGACCAGGGGCGGTACTCTCTCAGTCTACCGGGGTCACCTACCTGAATGGTCGCCCGATCAGTGCTGGAGTGGACATTGTACCTTACGGTCCAATCAATACGTTGGTATGCGCCGGAATCACTCTGTCTATTGCGTCGCGGTTGGTGATAGGTGCCCACAACTCCGCGTCAACGTTCTTACTCAATAGTAAGTTCTACAACGTGAGTATCTATCCGGGCACCCTTACTCCAACGCAGGCTCGGTCCTACCATGAACGCCAGATGGCGATACTGAGGTACTAATGGGACTCATCCACGAATTGACCTCGTCCCGTGAATTGAAGGTTTACCACGACTTTCAACGACGCAGTCTCCTCGACTATTCAGGGAACGGTATTGGGCTCGGAGTTGGGGCAGGCTCGGCAGGATACTGGACCAAGTCTGGTGGCCGAGTAGGATTTAGCGGTACGATTGCGACCGAGCTGACGGCGGGAGCACAGGCGTCATTGGACCTAACTACAGCGACTCTGTTCTACACGTTCACGCCGATGACGCCATCTTACTCTCCAACGGCGATGGCTATCTCAAAGTCCGAGGGGACTGGTACGTTACTAAACGGATATACGACGTTGGTCAGTCTGACGTCTGTTTGGCTGTACCTTGGGAACTCGTCGTCGTTCCAAAGTATCCTCTCCTCGGGAGCGTTGTTGAACAAGTTCGGGTATCCGGTCCAGGTCGCACACTCGTGGAACGGGACCACTGTGTGGTCATGGGTCAACGGTGTACTTACAGACCTACGGCCACAGACGGCGATACCGACGTCGGCTGGTAGGAGCTACAGGTTTGGATGGCCTGGCTCAGTAGGATTCCACGACATGGCTCTCCACAACGGTGGGATGGTGAATCGTGTACTGACAGGGTCTGAGGTTTCCAGGTTGTACGAGGAGTTCATTGACTCACCGAAATCTTCGGACCTACCTAGGCGGAACTTCGTACAGGTACCGAGGGGACTCACTGATGCGGAGTATGCTGCGAAGGGGATAGTCCTCGATACGGCATTTGAACTTGTCAGTGTGGGCGGTAGTAGGCGCATCTTGGACATGGGTCCTAACAACTACGCCGGGACAATCAGCGGCGTGGTGACCCCCGCCAAAGATGGCACTGGAATCAGGATTGGTACTGTCACAGACAACGTTCTGTTTCCAGACGTGACCCAACTGAATTCGGCGGTGTCATTTACGTACGAAGAAGTCTGCGAGTTCAATGACGTAAATCTACCAGCAGCAGGATACCAGGCGATCAAGTTCCTGAACGTCAGTAACTACATCGCAATGGGTCCAATTGTTGGGGCGGCAGGAGCTACCAAGAAGCACAGTACGGTGATTGCCAACGGTTCTGTGACATACGCGTCTACGGTCGCTAACGTACTTCGTAAGGGATGCAAACAGCATATCGTTGCCGTTTACAATGGAGCGGGCGTAACCAACGCTGACAAGTATCAGGTATACATTGACGGTAAGTCGTATCTTTGCGATTTTCCTGGTGGCAATCTGCCTTCTACAGGTCCCAATCTAGCAGCACAAGCCCTACAGACAGGGGCGACTACAGGTACTCCTAGGATTGTAGAATCTCAGCGTTGGAGTATTCCTCCTATGACAGCCGCACAGGCGCGGGCGAGCTACTTGGAGTTCGCCCGTAGAGTGGTGTTCAAACAGACGTTCGAAGATGTACCGGTCAGTCTGGCAGCAGTAGGGATTGGTGGGTACATAGGAAGTTGGAGAGTGTTGAGTGGTAGTTGGAAGTGCACTGAATCAGCGGACGGTAGGCGTTGGTTGGAGTGTGTGACATCAGGCAATATCGTAGACACTATTCCCGACCCACTGTCCAACGGCACTAAACGATTCACGTTCGTCCACGCGTCTGCGGTTACGATGAGGTTTGGATGGATGCTGAAGTCGTTGATGGCTATTGGTAGCGCTGACCCTACCTTGGCTCAGCAAGGTTACGCATTCCACATTGATTCCACAGGTAGGACGATGTTGTGGAGGCTAGACTCTGCGGCATCTCCAGCGGTACTTTGGGACGTTCCTGGTTATCTACCAGTGAGTTCAACCGAGTACACCGTTACGGTCTCACGCCAACCAAGTGATGGACTGATCTCTACATGGGTCAGCGGTGGTGCCTATAACAACTCCATACCATCCGCGCCCGTAGCAGACCCAACCTATCAGCCCAATCCGTCCTACTTCCAAGTACAGGCAACTCCGGGCGATAAGGTTCTGTTGTGGGATCCCAAGGATAGCAAGGTCGGAATCGTGCATTATCAGGGACAACTAGAGCCCAATGAGATATGGTGACGAGTGAGTGGTGCGCTACCGCAACACGTGTTGCGGTGAAACGTTTCAAGGAGAATCGAAATGGCTACATACGTTCTGGTGAATACGGTTCAGGTTGCGAAGGCTGTACTGAAGAGCGGTACGATTGTTGATTCGGTTGCCAGTGACACAACCCTAATCTCCAACGCAGGAGGACTACTCATCCCGACCGCTACGTACGCGGCACTTGTGACGGCTGCTGAGAAGGTCCGTAAGATGTGGGCGTCGGGCTTCGATCAGCAGACCTGTGATGCGGCGATGATGACGGCCTATACGCGAGCGCTGGACTTGGCCCGCGACACCATTGGCAATACGTCCCAAACCTACTATGGGCGAGTGGAGTACGTGAACCCACTTGCGGCGGAACTCATCAGCATCGTTGCGGATGTGGCGTTGTCGAACGTTGCATTGACGATTGCGTCACAACCAAACGTTCCTTGCAAGTTGCAGGTGCGGATTACGGATGCGGACTCCTCCGTATCGGCCGGTACCTGTACCATCGTCGGAACCAACGCGGCAGGTGAGGCAGTGACGCAGGTCATTCCGATTACGGGCGGAACCCGAACCGTGATTACGGATGACGCGTACGCACGTGTGACCAGCATCACGGTTGCGGCGCTCGCCGGTCATACAGGTGCCGATAAGATTGGAGTGGGAGTGGGAGTTGCGCTTGGGTTGCCGATTCCTGCGGGCGCGACGGGTGTGGGCGTCTACAAGGCTACGGTGGACTACGCTGATGAGGCCGTGGGTACGGTTGACACTACGGCCCGAACAATCGCCCCTACGACCGCTGCGAACGGTACCCATGACTATGAGTTCTGGTACAAGTACACGCTCGCACACACGCACACCATTTCCTGATTGACATTCTCAGTACCCCCGATAGGATGAGATAGAGTTTCACGCGTAGCGGGAACTCCCGAACGGCTCAACCCGGACCCCCTCCCCTCGGTTGAGCCGTTTCCTTTTGGATAATCAAACATAGCGGCGTAGACTTCAGCATAAACCTAGAAGGGATGTGCTGATGGTTAGTGCGGCTATCAAGTTCGAACAAGGAGCCCTGATTGGTGTGGCTGGTCAGGCTTTGGAGGGTATTGCCCGAACGTCGGTGACGGTCTCGAATGGGGACGATACTGGGGTGGTGACGTGGGAGTATAAGTTGGAGTCGGCTCCCATTGGGTCGTCTCTGATTCCCGGCATACTGGGTACATCCTCATCGGTGTCGTTCTTGCCGGATGTGGAGGGTGGTTACGGTATCTCACTGAAGGTTGTTGGCCCTAGCGGGACTGCGACGGATAGGAGGGTATTCAGCGTTCCGACTGCATGGGGACACAACATTCCGGCGTCGGGGTTCGATGGTAATGCTCACAACTTTGGAGGGCAGTCCCGTGGATGGGCCGGAACCTCCACTACGGGGCAGAAGCTATTGGACTCATTCATTGCGTTCGTGTCAACCGCACTACGTACGTTTGCGGGGGACGTTGGCGGGTTGTTCAACAACAACATGCTTGTCAAGATACAGGGCAATACGATTCTGGCCTCAACTCCGGTTGCCAATGATGCTCTGGTATATGACGGCACCAAATGGGCGCCGTCTCCACGCGCCGATAAGCTACATATGTGGAGAGGCATTCCGGCTGATGAAGATCAATCTACAGGTGCAACTCCCATCGTTGATTTGGGGCATCTGACAGACGTTCCTGATATCGGTACTGACCCTGTAATGATGGCGTCAACTACAGGTCAATCCGTACGGGTCACCAGATTGGCATCCATGGCCGTAGCTACGGGGGAGCATGATTTCGTACTGATAAAGAACGGAATGAATGACCACTACGAACTATGGTGGAATGGTAATCGGTCAGGTAGTGCGGGTGCTAGCGGATATGGGGATTTGGCTGCCGGCGAAACCAAAATCCTACTGTATTGGATTGAGCGCTAAAACGGCATAAGCCATAGCTGGAGGCACTATGGCTAGGAGACGTTTGAAAGACCTGATTCGGGTTGGCGCTGAATGGGTAGTTCCGGGGACGGGACCGTTGATTGTTGTCGATTACCATCCATCGACAGTTATGGTGAGGACACGTACGGGTAGTGAGTGGCTGATACCCGTAACGACTTTGCTGAGATTTGGTTCGCACGTGGGAGGAGCACATGAGGTCAAAGTTCAAAGAACCGATAGATTACATCGTAAGCCGGTTGGAGTTGAAGGACAGCAATGAGAACGTCGCAATAGGCGTCATTGTGATGCCCCGGTATGAGGGGGATACTGATGACCGGTTCTGCGGCACTCAGGGTGATCTCAATATCCGTATCGAGGGCAGCAGAACACGCCAATCCGATGCATATGAGTTGGCCTGCTCCCTATTGGACAACCTAAAGGGAAAGCATCGGCTGCTCGAATACGTTCCACGTCTGAAGGCAAAGGTGAAGGTGCGGGTATGAGCATATTGATTGGGGTCGCAATAGCGTGCATTGCTGGCGCCATTGGGTTCCTGAACGGTATGATTTGGGAACGTCACAGGTTGGCGGGGCAACGGCGGCATTAGGTAACTGTACCGCAACACGTGTTGCGGTGGAGGAACCATGGGTAAGCAAGCAATTCATAAATGCGCGTCGTGTGGTAAGTGGGTGAGGGCAATGCCTGGGGACCCAGTTGTGTCTCTCAGACAATTGGGGGCGGGGTTCTACCATTACGATTGTGCAATGGTGGAGAGTGCGAAGCTACGGGGCACTACGGTTCCGACAATTGGAGAGCAGGACGTATTTGGTTTCCTTGACGAAATCGAGGAGTTGGTAGAAGGAGGTTCTGATGCGCACGTTGATTCTGATTAGTGTGGTGCTGATTGGTTGCGGGGGCGCGGAGTTTAGTTCTGTTTCAGAACCTCTCACAATTCCTCAGATGGATGCTGCCGTGGATGCGATTGTTGGGGAGGAGACAGGGCCCGACACATTGCCGGAAGTCGATAGTCCGGATGCAGCATCGGATACGCCTCAATCCCCAGATGGGTGTGAGCCCCTAACTCAAGCGCAGACATGCGAGCGTGCGTACGACCACGACAGGTGCGGAATCCTATACGAACCAAATTGTGGGATGGGTAGAGATTGCGGTAGTTGTCGGCACGGTGAGTGTGACTTTCAATCACACTTTTGCTTGTGCTCACGCATCGTGACTGATGCGGACTTCTACAAGTGCGATGCTGATGAAGACCCCTATAACGGGGGAGCGGAGTGTGTGGCTGATGCGCATTGCCGTATCAATCCATCCTTTGCCAACATCTATTGCTGTACCAAATAGGAGGACAGATGGGTGCGAAGCGTGAGAAGGAATTGGAGCTGGAGAACACGATACTGCAAGAGGCTGTGTCGGAGTTGTCTACCCAACTGAATACGATTCAGAAACTAGCTGAGGGGAACATGCGGGCATATGAGGTGAAGGGCCCATCACCCGCAGTGAAGAGCGTACTGATGCTTAGGTTGGAGTGTGATGCTCTGAAGTCCAGACTGGAGAGAAGGGGCATTTGATGGAATCGTGCCGTGTCCGTATGTGTGTGAGGAATGGGGGCTATGCCTACTTGGCTTCGCCGTATACGCATCTTGAACCATCTACGGAAGCGTATCGGTATGAGCAGGTTAGGGACGCATTTGCCTCTCTGGTTACGTCTGATTTCGGTAAGTGCATGGCAATTGTTTCTCCTATACTGATGACTCATAATGCGGTAGTGGTGCACGGGTTGCCGCGCGATGCAGGATGGTGGGAGCGGTTCAATTTGGAATTGATGAAACGCGCTACGGTTTGCATCGTATTGTGTGTGCCGGGATGGAGGGAGTCAGTCGGGGTTAGTAAGGAATTGAAGTGGTTCAAACAGAACAACGTGCCAATTCTTTATTATGAAGGATGGGAATTGGTGTGGTGCCCAGAAGGAGGGTTGTGATGGAAGTCAAAGAACGCAGTCGATGGTTGGAAGAGCTGATCAACAAGCGGGTTGCGGAACGGAATCACCCGGTATCTACCCAAGTGCAATACTTTGCGCCGCGCTTCAGATTGAGTGACCAGGATAGGCTATATCTTTCACAACTGAGTGCTGACATGAGTGCGGGGCAAAAGATTGGATTGTTGAAAGCCTATAGGCGGCAGTTGTTTGAGATTGATATGAAGCTGTTGATGATGCATCCGGCCGCAATCATCCCCGGTATGAGTGAGTCGGATCATCGCAAAGCCCGCAATGCAGCCAAGCGTGAACGGCGTCGACTGCGCGGTAAGTAATCCTCCCCCTTTACTAGTCTCCCGGTCTTCTGATAGTTGTATGTCAGGAGCCAATCATGCGGAGACGTATACCCGAGAACACTGGCATTCGTAATCCTAATGGGGGAACGAGCGCCCTAATGGTGCGCGTTCAACGGGAGATGTTCGTTGAGAAGTTGTTGATGGACGACACTCCCAATGACCTGATAATTGCTGCTGCCGAACAGCAATTTGGCATTGGGATGCGCGCTACCCAATACCTCATCCAGACAGTAAAGAAGAGATGGGAGCAGGAGACTGCCGATAGACGCCAGTATTGGAAGGACATGGCAATACGGCGGTTGATGCACACCATAAAGGGGGCGCGCGAGGACCGGAAATGGGGCGACGTAGTTGCGGCCGAGCGACTACTAAGTCAGATTCAGGGAACGCAGGCACCTGTTGAGATCAAGGCCGAATTCACGTACGCGCAAGCGGTAGCCGACTACATCAGCAATTACACTGATGATGAGTTGAATGACATGATTGCCCAATACAATGATATGAAGCGACGGGCGTCGGTCATTACGGTACAGGCCGAGCAGGTCTCACCGCCACTGCTCCCCAAGCTATAGCACCGCAACACGTGTTGCGGCATAACGCATGTGGAGGTTGTTATGAGCGACAACGAACAAGCGTTATGCGTGCCATGCGTACATCTAAACGGGTCGGGGTCCGATACGCTTCTCAAGGAATACCGAGAAGTTGTGGAGGCATTCGACGAACTACAGTTGGCCCTTCAGCGACTTACGTTTCATTCGCGAGACTACTACGTATTGGGAGATGATGCGTGGAAGGTTGCGCGTGATGCCGAGACCGCCAGACGAGCAATGGTGTCAAGGTGTCGGGATGAGTATCGGCAAATCATGGTGGGGATTCGGAGACAAATTCGGGATAAGGAACGCCAGAGGGAGGTAAGATGAGAGTCATATTCGAGTTGGCGGTTGGGATGGTGTTGGTTGCGGCGATAGTGCATGGTGCGATTCTCAAGCTGAGGGTTGCGATGCTTGAGAAGAAGGTAAAGCAACTGACCACCAAAACGAACAATCCCTCAACCGTATTCGGGTTCAGGATCGGTACACCAGACATCCATGAAATGGCCCTGAAGATGGGATATGAGCCATTCGCATTGACGGGGGACCAACTCATGGATGTGGTCGATTTGGTGATGGAGGAGAAGGCCCATACCCATAAGCCCAATCACCCAATCATAGACGCAAATTAGGAGGGTGTGATGCGGCGCAAAGTAAGTTCAGAGGACCCATTCTTCAGATACGACTTTGGTGGGGACCCATCATCACAGGAGTACAGGGGTTGTTCGCTTGTGAAGCCCAGTACGATTCATGAACTTGTGGAGGAGTTCAATACGGCGGTGAATGCGGTGGAGACTTGCTATGCGCGACTGCGAGAGGCCGAAGCTGACCTTGAGAAAGTGTATAGCTATCAGGGGAGCACGAATCGGATTCGCATTGATGCGTGCGCCGGATACGGGCATGGATGTGACTTTAGTCCGGCAGGAGCCCAACGCACGATTGAGAAGATGCAGCGAGAAGCATGGTGGTTCATTGTTGAGCGGCTTGAGATGCGTAGGGTGCTCAGCGTGCAGAAGACCAAAGAGTTAGATGAGCAGTTGAACAAAGGTGAATTGCCTCCCATTACGTATCCGAACGTGGAGGCATTCGTCCAGAAGTACGCATCAGACATCTCGTCGCTTATTGAGGATCAGATAAAGGAGGTGTTCGGGTTCCTACGCCCGCGTGGGGGTACGCGCGGCGGGAAGTATAAGACCAATCCTAAGTTCGAGTTGAAGGACCGAGTCATCCTGGCGTATTGGGTCGACGACATGACGTGGAGTAGTCGATACCAAATCGCCCACAACTACCAGAACGAAGCCCGTGCACTGGAGAGGGTATTCCAGACGTTGGACGGGAAGGGTAATGTGCTGAAGGGCTATTACTCAGAGTTGGACATCGCAATGAGGGAGGCACCTGATGGGGTAGGTGAGACTGACTATTTCAAATTCCGGGCATGCAAGAACCGCAACCTACATCTGCAATTCAAGCGGATGGATCTGGTGAAGAAACTGAACATGATTGCTGGGGGTAAGTCCCTAAAGGAAGCATCGCAATGACAAAGCTGAGAGAGCAAGTGCATGAGTTCATGGTGGCTACGGGGCAGGAGATTCTGGATAACCCCTCAGTACCACCTTCGCCCGCTACGGTTCGGTTGAGGGTACTGCTTATTGTGGAAGAAGCGTTTGAGTATGCAATTGCATCTACGTCGGATAGGGGAGCGCACAGATACTTGAGCGCCGCAATGAGCAACGTACTGAAGACCATACAGGAGTTGGATGCTGACGTATGGGATCACCCGAACCGCGTAGAGATTGCCGACGCGTTGGCCGATCTTGATTATGTTGTGGAGGGTGCACGCCTTACGTATGGAATCGATGGGGACCGGATTGCGGACATTGTGCATGCAACCAACATGAAGAAGTTGGAGGGCCCAATCGACCCGGTAACCATGAAGCGACTGAAGCCTCCTGGCTGGGTTCCGCCGACTGTCGATATCGCTAAGGAGCTGAACAAGCAATGCCTCCCAAAGTAACAGGGCCACTGTTCAAGTGGTTTGGAAGTAAGTGGTTGAGCAGTAAGACGCTCCCACAACCAACACGGGACTCGTTGATTGAACCGTTCGCGGGAGGAGCTGGTTATGCCTTACGGCATTGTCACCTAAACGTCCTATTGGCTGAGTCGGATGTTCGATTGCATCATTTGTGGGTGTGGCTCATAAGGTATGCGACCGAAGCGGCCATTAGGGAGATTCCGATCGATATCCCGGTCGGTACAGATATCAGACATTTGGAATTGAGTGTCGGCCAGGAACTACTCCTCAAAAACTGGCAGCGAACGAATAACGTGGGGAATTGCTGGACCATAAGTCCGTGGGGCAACAAGCCCGGACAATGGACCGCAAATACCCGCGCACGTGTTGCGGAAGAGATAGGGGCAATCAAGCATTGGAATGTAGCAACCGATGACGGGTTCGAAGTAATGAAGCGTTCTTACTTCGTTGACGCCACATGGTTCATCGACCCTCCTTATCAGTACAACTACCAATATGGTAAGCGACCAATTGATTATGAAGCTCTAGGCAAATTGGTAGATAGGTGTGCGGAGCGTGGTCAGGTGATTGTGTGTGAGGCAGTATGTCCCAAGACAGGCCGTGTTCCTACGTGGTTGCCATTCAAGCACTTCGGCGACCGCATCACCAGTAGGCGCAAACCCACCAATAACCATCACAGCAAAGAGCTAATTTGGGTCAGTGCCTAACACGGCAACACGTGTTGCGGTAGCTTGCGGCATAAGTAGTAGTAAGCACCGCAAACGGTTGTTGTGAGGAGGTATCATGAAGACCTATACGCTGATTGATGGTAAGTGCCACGAAGGTGTTGTTGTGAAGAACGTAGGGAGGGGAGCCCCGCGCGTGATGGTCGGAGACCGAACGTTTATGTATGCGGGCACAAGGGACTTTGTTGGGCTTGCGCCTGATAAGACCACAACGGTTACGCGCGCACGACTTGCAACTACGATTCATCAGAACCGAAAGTTCATGATTCTGGTGAATGACTGGAAGGGACTTGTTGGGGGGACAATGCTGCTGTTCTCCGTAACAGTCAAACTCCCTAAGGGGCATTCGGGCCCGCTTGTGCGGTTGGTGAAGCTAGCTAATTGTCCGATGAGGGGAGCACATTTACATGCTCATGGGCAATGCCGGTTGTGTGGGGAGGAGTTAGTGGACAACATTCCTCGCACGAACAACGGTAAGCCATTCAGGCATCCAGATAAGGGGCTGATTCACGAGTCCACACGCGCACAGGAGTCGATGGTTGGCTGGTTCAACATTCGGTCCCGTGAGGCCCAGAATGGAGAGACAATCGTTGAGGGGTTGTTGTCGTTTCCGAACCATAACCCCAGACAGTCAATTCCGGGCGACTTGGTTGTTGGGTATCCAATTACGTCGGTGTTGGATACCCAAACATTGTTTAGTGGATTCAGGATCGAGTACGCGGGTGGAGAGATTCCGCAATTCAGGACAGTGCCGTATGAGGAGAAGTTGGTAATGGACACGGACTGGTATTTGGACGGTCAACTATGACGGCGGAACTCCTGCGGCACATGTTGGGGAACTTCGCACTTGCGTTGTTGTTCATTGGCGCGCTTGCGTTGCTGTGTGGGTATGCGCTTGAGAGGTATGAGAGATACGAGGAGACAGACGATCCGGAAGAATCACTGGAGAGGAGGGTACGGGCGGTTGAGAATCGGTGTAGGGGGTTGAGAGATCAGATGAACAAGGTAGTAGATAGGGTCGAAAGACTAGAACGTAAACAGGAGCGGGAACATGAGTGATTGTCATGATGGACCCAAGTGGAACCCGAGGCGGGCATCTGCACACCTGCTGAGGATTGCGGCGGACTACACGGAGAACGCAACAACCGATAACTCGTTCAGCAGCGTAAGGGAATCGTTGATTGTCATTGCGCTGAAAGAGCCAATGGTGTCGCGTAATCGCCTGACCGAGATCATGTATGGCGTGCTTGGGTATGATGAGGAGACCATTGCGGAGGAGTGCAGGTGTTTGGTTGATGATGAGCCGGGACTCATGATCCACCAGACAATTCCGGATGCGGAGTTGGAGTCAATGGCATCGTTGGTTCAGTCTGGTGGGGCCATCAAGTGGAATAGGTGGCCGAGATTGAGGGCCGTATTCAAGAACACGTCTCCGTCTAACCGGATATGGTTGGAGTTGGTAGCGTTCATCGATACGGTTGTGACGCAGTACGGATGGGGGACCAATACGCCGCAAGTAACCGAGGCACTTGCTGATGCTCAGTGTGAATGCGATATGCTGGATATGGACCGCCAGCAATCAATCGCCCGCATCACCGAACTACAGGCATCCAATACCAAGAACGTTGAGAAGTTGAGGGCAACTCAGGGTATGCTGAGGCGGGTAGTAAATGCCCTATTGTTCGGTACTCCACCACTCATTCCGAAAGACGTTCTGACAAATGATGAGATGTACGAGGTACTGAGGATTGACGCCTAACGGTTCAGTTGTACGGGTAACCGTTCCTGAACCTGAACGCCGCATGGACCTCCCGCCATGCGGCGTTCACCTATTTGGGCTTCACCGCAACACGTGTTGCGGCATAACCGGTTAGGAGGTTGTGATGCCTGCTACGGAAGTCCCTCAAATGGACGTTAGGGTTGTGCTGCTATTGGCGTATACGTCCCGCAACATAGGGGCGTTGAGTGCTTGTGTGGAGCATATGCGAACAGTGCTGGGCATGAATTATCCCCAGATTTATGCCATAGCGCGGGAGGTGAATCCGGCGTTGGAACTTGCGGAATGGGATGCATTGTTGGCTGAAGCTGACGACTTGTGGGAGTGAGGTGTGTGATGGAAAAGTGTTGTGGGACGTGCATGCACTGGAATAGGTCTGACCCGATCGATGGGTGTGCGGTGGTGGAGGTAGAACGGACTGCCGAGATAGGTGAGTGCCTGAATAGGGCATTTCCCAACCACACCCCGAGAGTATGGATTAGGTCGAATTGTGGGGCTCTATGTGTCAGATACAAGGAGTTCCGTTATGACCCCGAGAGGTTGGGGATGGCAATTGTGCTTGAAGCGGTTTACCGAAGTGAGGAATTCGACCGTAGTGGGGAATGCACCCAATTGCCGGACGGGGTTGAGGCTATACCGGCATTCTGGCGGATGGGTGAGTGTAGGGCATATGCGGGAGCCCAAATGCGGAGAGCCCGAGAAGAGCTGAAGTTGGTTGGCATTCCGCATGAGAGGGTGAGTGGGTTTGTCAAGGACGCTGAGGAGTTATTGAGACGGCTAATTAGGCAACACGGATGGGGGTCTGTTGAGCTGAAAGCCGAGAAGGACCGAATTGTTGAGTGTTGGCGTCGCGCCAAACCCCCTCAACCGAAACTGATAGGGAATGAAGGTGTGTGATGGAAGACCGCGAAGACTACTGCACTACATGCAAGGACTTCACAGTGCGGTTGAAGTTGTGTGTGAATTGCCATGACCGGGAAGCCCATATGGCACAAGCCACAATCACCAGACTGACCACCAAAGTATCGGAGCTTGAATCTGAACTTACCGAGTATCGGAATAGGGTGTTTGCGGGGGATGTGTGGGTTGTGAGGTACGTGGTAGATGGGAATGAGATTGAGCGGTCAGGTACGGAGATGGAAGTACGTCGGGTGCTGAAGTGGGTGCGGAAGGATGGTAGTGCTACCAATATTCGGTTCGTTCATAAGAGGGTGTATCGAATGCGGTGCAAGTCCCTACATCAAACCTGTAATGACCCTCCCAAGGGGGACGGTAACTGTATGGCGTACTCGGCATTTTTGAACGACGCCATAGTTGTGAGTAAGGAGCTGGTTAGGGGAGCGCCTAAGGCGTACCCGCGATGGAGGCCACTATGAAGACCAAACCAACCCCATACCCAACAAATCAAGTCCATCAGGATCGGGGCATGATGTTGGAGTGTGTGCGTACTGCCAGGGAGTTGATTGTTAGGGCGTTAGGGAGGATTGAGTACTGTGGGGTGGAGATGCCTGATGAGGACCGCAATCAGCTTCATGAGGCCGTAGCCGTACTGGACCGGGTAGAGCGTCTAGTCAGAACAACCACATGGAAGGAGGCCACTGATGCCGACAAACCTCATACCGCTAAGTGAGGCCGGTTACAGGGAGAGGGACTTCGTCCTGAAGCTATGGGCGAACGGGATGATGCCTCGTCTGATTGACCTAAAGGCATTCATGGAGATTGCCAAGTACGACCCTAGCAGGGATGAGATTGTGGTCGAGATACTTGGTACGACGATGGCAATTAGGGTTGTGGAGTTGTATGGCCCCGAACCGGTAAGGGGGGGACGCCAAAAGGAGACTAGAGATGGCTAAGAAGCAAAAGTTGACCGTGAAGGTACCGCCCATTGCGGTGAGTGTTCGGAACACTGATGGGTGTAGTGGTACGTCGTTCTATGACACGTTGTTGGTCATTAGGGCTGACAGCAAATACTCCCTAGCGGAGAAGCTGCGCGACCTAGCTAGCCTGATTGGGTCATCCGACAACCTACTGAGTTCCGGAACCGTAATGATTGGTTGCCGCCGTAGGTGAGGGATGGAGATCAAACAAGTCAGGTGTTGGTTGTGTGGTGTTTCGTTTGGGCACGGGAAGGTAGTGGTGGCCGAGAACGACCTAACCGGTACCCGAACCTATCTGTATGGTTGCCACGACTGCACAACCCGCAGGGACGGCATTAGGGTATTGGAGATGAAGGCCATCACTATGGACAACGCAACGGAGAAGAGACCATGAAGGTTATTAGGTACGGCAAAAAAATCCGCAAGCTACTGCGATGTCAGATGTGTGAGTCGGAGATGGAGGCAATGCCCGATGAACTCAAACCTACCTCGCAGGTGAATAAGAATGGTTCGGTGATGATGGGGTGGACATGCCCGGTATGTGGGGTGGACGTCTATACGTCAGACGACTCAATCCCAATCGTAATGGAGAGGTAGCGATGAAGCTCCCCCGGAAAGGCACCCGTATCCATTACGACCCAACACCCGGCATACAGAATCCCAACCGGTGGAGTGGTCAGTACAGAGGATGTGTGGATGGACAGTTGATTGTTAGGGTATGGTTTCCACACAAGCAACGTTGGAGTTATCAGCTATACAGCAGATGGTGGTGGGATGAGGGTCACTTTAGGGTCGGCCCACTACCACGACTCAAATTGATGTCAGCATAGGAGGGAATGATGGAACAGCTAAGAGAGGGTGACGACATACAGACACTCGTTCTGGTGGTTATGTGTGAGTGTTGCCATACCGTGTACCGGTTACGACCAGGTGACTACCATAGGGAGAATTATGAGATTGTGTGGAGGTGTGTGGCATGCAACGTCGACAACTACCTGGGTCACGCTCAGAAGTTCTCCGAATATGTAGCGGGTCTGTTGGGTAGACTGGAGAGTGCTGAACATGAGTTGTTGGAACGCCGAACAATCGCCGGTAGCCCTAGAAGGTTCTTCAGCATACTAACTACTGATGGCCCCCCAGACCAACGTCCCATAGAGGGAGTGCAGTTGTCTGACGGGTCATGTCTGTTGTGGTGTCCCAATGGTGCGTTGGTTGGATTCGATTCTTTGGAGGGGTTGTTATCTGCACACCCGAACTTCAGACTGTACTGGAAGCAAGGTGAGGACGGACACATGCGCTGGGTGAAGGACCCCAAAGAGACTCCGTAACTACCGGGTTGGATCGTAGTCATTTACCCACCTAGACATTCCGCATCACAGCATTCAATATCAGGGATTGGAGGTGAGTGCGGATGGACCCCGAAATCCCCATCAGTTCAGTTCCTATCAATTCGCTACTTGATCCGGAATGGGATGAGGTGGTGAGATGGGGGCCAATCGAGGAAGTGCTCCCACCGCAAGGATTGGGAAGCACGGAGGAAGGAGGCTTAGACGATGGGTGACGTTATGGTGTATGGGTCTGACCCATTCGATATCACGGTGGTTCGGTACAAGGACGGAGAGCACGCAGGGAAGTTCTGTGCGTTCTATACCCAAGAGGTGTTTGCGAGGGGCAGTACACGGGAAGAAGCCATTGAGGCGTTGTGCGCAAAGTTGCGTGGTATGTTCAGCAATTGCGACGTACACCAGCGAGTGTGTGTTCCGTTCAATAAAGTGTTGCGCCCCAAGAAGGGTGAATGACACCGCAACATGTGTTGCGGTAGGAGGCTCATATGGGACGCAAACCCCTAACCCCCTTAGATGTGGATGAGTGGGAGCAGAATAGACCGCCCACTAACCGCGAAGCCCTAATGATGAATGAGGGCGTGCAGGCAACCATACATGCGCTGTTCGCACGTGCGCGCATAGACCCCGTGTGTACGTTCGACTTAGTTGCCCGCGAAGAGACTAGTAAGGTGAAGATTCGGGCCTTACCGCATCAGCGCCTATTTTTCGACTTCGTAATGGCTCACAGACATTGCGTGGTGTTCGAACCGCCCGGTACAAGTAAGACGTTCAATACGGCGTTCATTACGTTGTTCTTGCTGGGCAATGACCCAACAGAACGCGGAGCCATAATCAGCGCTACACAACCACAAGCCCGTAAGCCGTTGGGGATGGTGCGGAGCTACATTGAAGAGTCGAAAGAGCTGAAGGCCATATTCCCCAAACTCCAACCCACACTACGACGGGGTGAGCCGTGGACTAAGGACGCCATAACGGTGCATCGACCTCCGGGCATTCGAGACCCGTCGCTGGTTGCCGTGGGTATCGATGGGGCCTTACCGGGTTCGCGTCTGAGCTGGATTGTGGTGGATGACATTCTGAACCGCGAGAACACCGCCACACACGAGCAACGCCTAAAGGTCATAGACTTCTTCGACCTAACGGTACTGAGCCGCAATGACATGAAGACCGGGCGGTGCATCGTAACCAATACGGCGCACCACGAACACGACCTCCAGCACTACCTACTGAAGAAGGGTTGGCCTACCCTACGAATGGAGTTGGAGGGGAACGTTTGGATCTATAACACGGATTGGGACTCACCCCTGATACGGCCTGCTAAGCATACGCCGTTGAGACCAAATGGGCCGTACCGGTTGACTGACCACGACAAGGACGGGTTTGACGAATTCAATACCAAGTCCATGTGGCCTGCTAAGTACGACGCTGATGTGGTGGCTGAGCTGAAGCGGAATCACACGCCTAGGCGCTACGCACAGCTATTCAAACAGGAGTGTAGGGACGAAGAGTCACAGCGATGCAAGGATTCGTGGATTGAGGCATGTAAGGAGCGCGGTAAGGGACTGAAGCAACTGCACAAGTACGAGGGGCCCAACCTAGTGACGACGGGCGTAGACCTAGCGTTTAGGGAGGGAGAGGAGCACGACTTTACGGCGTTCGTTACGGTGGAGTTCATGCAGGATGGCAGTAGGCGCCTATTGGAAGTCGAGTATGGGCAATGGGACTCTCCGACCATTGTGGACAAGTGCATTGAGAAGGCTGAGCTTTTCAAGTGCATCCTTAGGGTGGAGAACAATGCCGCGCAGGACACCATCATTCAGTTTGCGCGTAAGCGAAACAAGGCATTACGAATCAGGCCCCACACCACGGGACGCAATAAGGCGCACCCTGAGTACGGTGTGGAGGGTATGTTTGTTGAGGTACGCAATGCAGGCTGGATATTCCCGTGTGACGATGCACTCAACTGCGATGAATCCGTACAGTGGTTGTTGGAGGGTATGGCAACCTACGATCCAGCCAAGCACACACATGACGGGCTTATGGCGTTGTGGTTCGCAGTCGAACAAGGACGCGAGTTGGGGGCATTCCGTACACTCAAGTCCGGAGCTGGCGGTTTCGGTGGGCTAATGAGCAGATGAAGGGAGCAGACAATGAAACATGCGTGGTTGTTGCTGATGGTGTGGTTGATGGGGTGTTCGTCCACTGACCTTCCGAACGGGCTTACGTGCGCAACGTGCGACGCGCGCGTGGATGGCCCTACCGCTATGGTGTGCGTCGATGAGGCGTTCTCTAGCGAGACGGGTGTGGCCGTAAATGCCATCAGGGAATGGGATGGGGCGTTGTGCGGTAAGTTGCAATTCAAGACCAGAGTCATCGATGGGGCAGATGCCCCGGTAGACGGGTGTGACTATACGGTGTTGGCCGTAAGCTCGACTGCCCCATGGGTTGCTGAGCATATGGAGGAGAACCTAGCAGGCTTTGCGGATCCCTCCATAGGCGTAGCTTGGGTGATTATTGACAAGGTTCCGGCAGGGTTGACACGTGCGGTTGTGGTGCACGAATTCGGTCACCTGTTGGGAGTCAAACACGGTGAGGGTGTAATGGCCGCAACCCTTACCAACGAATGCATTGCGGCTGAGTCTGTAGGGGAGGTGGAGTGATGGATACTGTATTAGGTGGAGCGATGGATGCCGTATTGGATGTGATGCAGGTAATCCGTAAGGCGCCAAGGGTGTTCTATCTGGTTAGGTTGGCGGATGAGACGGGTGTGAGTGGGACTGGGATTGTGGCGGATGGTGTGCAGTTCTGGGACGGTACGTGCGTTGTGAATTGGGCCACAACCACAACAAGCACAAGCATCTACAAGTCGATCACCGACGTAACTACCATTCACGGCCATAACGGTAAGACGCGAGTGTTCTGGGAGGACATCGACTTCATACACCGTCCTACGCAAACAGCAGTCATGCACGACTGTCAGGTGTTCAAGCCACTACCGGACGGGTCATGTGAGCTGTTCGATGGTTGGCCTAAACCCGAAGAGGACTACGTCAGTATCCGGTGGTACATAAACCGGTATGGGCGTCGGTTGCACAACCTACCTAGGGCAACACCCTATGTTGCTCCACCGATGGGTGTAAGGGGCCCCTAGTGCGCGGCATAACCCTACCGCAACACGTGTTGCGGTGGAGGTTACTATGCGTCCAACATGCCCGGTCTGTGGTGTCCGTCACACCAAATTCCCCCGTAAGTGCTATTACAACCAACTAGGCTATTACTCACACGCCATCATCATGACTGGCCTCAGTGACATTCAGGCCATTCTCAACCATCCCCAACTAGATGGTAAGGATTCGTGGAAGAGTGAGTTGCGCAAGTTCGTTGTAATGAAGAACTATGTGCGGGAATGGGCTGATGAGATTGATCCAAAGCAAGCGGGTAAACCGGATACCTTAGAACCACCGATTGACCTCATACGTGTGATTGTGGTGGCTGAGAATGATTTGCAGCGTGCCATACTGGATGGGGCTCTGAAGTACCCGGACATCCGAACACGCATCGATAACCTAGCGGCCAAGCTAGCCAATGAGTGCAGGTTGGCCGAACGAGAGGAGAGGGCCTATGAAGGTGGGTGACAAGGTCCGTATCAAACTACATGCCCGCGAAGAATGGGTTGCTGATGTTGCCAATATTGTAGATGGTGCGGTTGGGACACTGGCATCGATCTATAAGGGGATGTATTTGGTAACGTTCAATCCACCACTCTATCCTACGCGGAAGCGGGGGTCGTATAACCTACCGCAACCCGTGTCGGGTATGCATTTCGATCGTCAAGACCTCATTGCGGCATAACTTACCGCAACCCGTGTTGCGGAGGTGGTTATGCGTACTTCAAAACAACTCAAGTCTGATGTGCGGTTCGCCAGGCGCATTGCACAGCTCATTTCAGCACACCTATCTGATGATGAGTTTGCACGCTTGTTGGCTATGCTTGATGGGTCCGACCTTATCGAAGATGCCATTGAGAAGGTCGGGTTCTGGAGATGCCCGCACGTGTACGTGAGGGGCAATCGCAAAGCCGTAAAGCGAGAACCTGTGAAGGCAATGGGTAAGGAGGAGTGATGCTGAAGTATGTAAATGATCCCACAATCATCGCATTCACCAGGGCCCGATTACCCTACGGATGGCTCGGTAACATGAGTGCCTATCCGGTCACCATCTTTGAGGTGTGTTGGCCTACCGCCGAACATGCATTCCAAGCCATGCGGGTGCATGAGAACTATTGGAATACGGTACGGGATGCTGCATCACCCATGACCGCTAAGATGCTAGTGAGGGGGATGATATCTAGGGGTGGTTACTTTATGGTGGTGGAACCCCGTACCGTGCGTGACATTGAGAACATGCGTACGGTGTTGATGCAGAAGGTGATTCAGAATCCCAAGCTAGCAGTAGCGCTACTCCAGACCGGAGACAGCCTAATTGTTGAAGACGTTACTAAGCAGCCACATGACTTGTTCTGGGGCATGAAGTTGGTTGGAGACCATTGGGTGGGGGACAACATGCTTGGGTTATTGTGGATGGGGGTACGCGCTAGGCTACGAGGCATTATTCCTCAACAGGGGGTTCTATGAGTAAGAAGGTAATTGGCATCGACCTAGCATCCGGTAAGGACTACACGTCAATGGTTGTGATGGGGGGCGGTAAGGTTCTGCAACTGCATCAAGGTACAACGATGGATGTGGAGCAGATTAGGGCTGCTGTCCGGACATTAGAGACTGCTAATCAGATGTCGGTGAATGCGAACAATGTTCTGAAGTTCGCAGTATGGTTCAAGTCGCAATTGTTCAGGGAGATGGGAGGGACTGGCATATGAAGCCTGTAGACCAGACAGTGTTTACGGTACCGGGAGGCAATTGCTTCTCAGCGTGTGTTGCGTCGTTGTTGCACCTAAGCATTGATGAGGTGCCGTACTTTATGGGGGATGAACCGCCTGATAAGCCCAATATGTGGTTCAGGCGGTTCTTGGATTGGTTGAAGCCTAAAGGGTTATGGGCGGTTACCATTGAGCTGGGTAATGGTTGGGTGCCATTCGGTGAATGCATCCTATCGGGCAAGTCTCCTAGGGGGGACTTTCTACATAGTGTGGTGGCCGATGGTCTAACTATCATTCATGACCCACACCCATCCAGAGCCGGCATACTGACGCGGGAAGACGTAGTGGTGCTGATTCCTAGGATCATCTATAGGTTGTAATGACTCTGACGATCAGAGACCTCTACACGACATGTCCTAAGTGCGGAATGTACTTGGGTGCCTACGCAATGCGCGCACGCGGGCAAGTGCGGCATAAGTGCCAACAACAATCGGAGGCTGATATGAGTAAGTACAGAGTCGAGACGTTTGGTCCATTTGAGATTAGCGAAACTGATAACTTCGCAGAATTCACATCCAAAGACGGAGACGGCGTGGACATACCGTTGCAGAACGGGGTGGCGCGTGTGCGCGTTACAGTGCGCAAGCGTCCCGGAGAACCGTCTGAACCATTCGAGCACCAGATTGGACGCCTTGCTAAGTGCATCATGGCAGAGGTTGAGGGGGAGCCAAGTACGTCGGACGGTGCGGTTGATGTGGCAATCCGTCTCATCAAACACGCGTACGGGCATAGACCGCTAGACCTAGGTCCTACCATTGCGGTGGACTTCGACGGCGTAATCCATTCCTACGTTAGTGGTTGGAAGGGTGTGGATGGGATTCCGGATCCGCCCGTACCAGGGGCCATTGAATGGCTGAATGATGTGGTTACGGAATGCCGTGTTGTTATCCACACCACAAGGGCCGAGAGTCCTAAAGGGGTGGCCGCCATTGTTGAGTGGTTGAAACGGAACGGCGCAACCCCACAACTCTACAACTCAACCATCACCAATAAGAAGGTACCGGCGGTCGTATACATTGACGACAGGGCATTCCGATTCACCGGTACATTCCCATCTATCGAGAAGCTGCTGATTGGAATGAAGCCCTGGTACAAGCAACCATCCTTTAGCGGACCCCACATAGGGACTCGCGGTAGGACGAGAAGTGAAGCGGCGCACGCTGCTATCGATATGATGGAACGAGAAGGGTTGTTGGATGATTCCAAATGTGTTGAGTTGAAGTTTGGAACCGATACGGGGGACTATCGACACACATGTACGGTTGTGGATACCGTGGCTGAGCCCATGGACCTTACCAAAATCCCCCTCTAATCCCACCTATACGGCCGACACCAATCCAACTAAACTAACACCTAGGCACCGCAACACGTGTTGCGGCATAACAGGTTAGGAGGCATTCATGCGACGACCGTTGTATGTCACGAACAAGGCTATGGTCCACTACATGTATTGGATGTGCGCACATAGCGCCAAAGAGCGACGGCTGCAAGAAGCACACTCGCGCGCCACCATATCGTTGGAGGCGTGGTTTGAATTCGTCAGATACCGGGGCAATTCGTACACACATATTGAGTTCTACGAAGCCTGTTGGGGAATCTCCAATGGCCCGTAAACGTCTAACCAGTGCACAGCTAACCGCACTAGATAGGGAGGTAGTGGTTGGGGCGGTATGGACGGTTGAGGAGTTCCATACCCTGAATCCGGTGCAGGTAGTGAGGGAATGTGCTGATGGGTTGTTTGTGTGGGTTGTGCCTAAGTATGGAGTAGAGGGGCGCAAACACCCGTTCAAAGTAGGCCGTTCATTCTTCGACCTATCGGGGTCCAAGTACATTGGGACCGATAAGGTATGTGACCACGAGCAGATAACCGATCTAATAGGATGACTATGAAACTCCAATTCATTGCAACGGTGTTCGAGAAACGTGAGCGAGAGAACGCAACCTCAACAACACTGACGTCCACTAACGCTGAGATTGCGATTTACCATTCTCCGAAGGACGCCAAACACTTCGGTCCCGTTAGGGGTACTGAGGGGGAGTCAAACAAGTTCTTTCGGGTAACCATTGAGGAGGTGCCATACAGTGAAGCCAGCAATGGGACAACCATTGAGGACTACGCTTCATGAACACCGCGAGGGCTGTCATGCTGTGCGCGGCATCGTACATGCTCTCAAGGGAAGCTGATGCCATCTACTACAATCTCGAAGCATCTGATGAGGAGCGCAAACGTGCACGTGAGCTTGATAAGGTATCCCATCAGATGGCAAAGGATGCCGGCGCACTTGATAGCGATACACTTTGGCATCAAGGGGTGGAGTGGGTAACTAACGCCGATACTGACAAGTATGCGGATGACTAGGAGGGTGTGATGAAGATGGGATTGATAGATCCGGAGACTGGTGAGGTGTGCGCCGTATTCAAAGTTTCAGAATCGAGCATAGATGACGTTCATAAGGCATTGTGTGATAAAGGCACATTCAAGATGCCTGTATCGGTTTGGATTGAATACTTACCGATGCCTAAGGCCAAACCGGCTATCGTTTGTATCAACCCTAAGATTCGCCAACACCTGTGCTACACATGGGCAACTAAACTGAGGGACTTGCAACATAGGGATGTGAGATGTGATAGACCTACGCTTGACTACAAGTTCAACATCTGAGACGTTCGGGGTTGACTTGAAGCACGCGAGGCCAACATGTGCGGTGGAAAGATTCAATCCTATGTGGTGGGGTATCGGCATACTGACGGGCGCAACCTAACCCGCTACGTTATGGCAAGCTCTGAAGCTGAAGCCATAAGTGTTGTGACGGCCGAACCTACCTGCGCTGAGTTGCAATACGTACAACTCCCCTCCCAATTACAACCCCCAAAGCTATGAGCCCCCCTAGGTGGTTGACTAAGTTCCCATATAGGGGTGTCGGCATATGTTCGTGGTGCGGTAAGGCCACCCCACCGAAACGACGATACTGGTGTTCAAAGGAATGTGTTGAAGAGTGGATGATCCGTAGCAATGCCACGAGCCTACGTAGGGCAACGTTCGAACGGGACAGGGGCGTGTGCGCATTGTGCGGGGTCGACACAGAGGCAGTACACAACGAGCTAACCAAACTCTACTACGATGCCCTAGCGAGGCAAGTAGGGGCAGGAACGTATCATGCCAGTCATGCCCTAGCTAAGCGCATTCCCGACTCAGACCCCTACAGGGTTCGGATGCGTGAGTTGGGTAGTCCTAAGTGGATGAAGCGCTCTCTGTGGGAGGCCGATCATATTCAGACGGTTGTGGAGGGTGGCGGGGGTTGTGGGTTGGAGAACATTCGCACGTTGTGTTGGAAGTGTCATGCTGCGGAGACGGCTAAGCTACATGCCCGTCTGAAGGAGTTTCGTAGGCATTGCCCTCCTGATGTGGAGGCGTGGTTGGATGAACTAGGTACCGCAACACGTGTTGCGGCAGATAAGGAGGCCCCATGAAGTGCAGTATGATCGTTCCGAGTGAAGTAGTGGCCGAACACTTACACGCTCGCGCGTGTGCGTGGGTGAAACGTCTATTGGAGAAGTGTGAGGTACAGGACGGGAAGGTCGTTATACCAGAGGAGCTAGTTAGGTCACTAAGCAATGCCGGGAAGGATTACCAACAACTAAACCCCATAGACCGATCCATTCTGCGGTATGAGGCTATGATGCTGATGCTGGCAATCACAAGGCCAGAGTGGCACGGGCGTAAGTTGGTACGGTGTGGGGAGTGCAGTAGGCGCGTCAATGGTGTATGTGAAAACCATGGGTCCGAATGTGATGCGGACTGGGGTTGTGTGGAAGGATTGGAGGCACAATGAAGAAGGCAAAGTCTGATAAGCAAATCGTCGGGACCGTTGAGCATGTTGGCATCGATACGTTGAAGCCCAACAAGTGGAACCCAAATAAGATGACTACCCGCAAGATGGATAGTCTGAAACAAGGACTGATGGAGGAGGGTTGGCTATCGTCTCAGACGTTGCTGGTGTGGGGTACCGATAAGGACGGAGTTGCCCACAACGTCATTATTGATGGTGAGCATAGGTGGCGGGCAGCGAAGGCTTGTGGGTTCAAACAGGCTCCTATTGTGGTGCTGAACAACATCACTGAGATGGAGGCAAAACGGCTAACCATCAAGCTCAATCAACGACGTGGTGAGTTTGACAGTACGATGCTTGGAGACCTGTTGAAAGAGGTTGCACGCGAGACGGATGCAGCGCTGTCGCTGGGCTTTGAGGATGACTATGTGAGCAAGCTCATTGCATCTACGGATAAGACCGTAAGTGCGGCAGTATCGGCAGCAACTCCTCCCCCTGCACCGCCACCCCCTCCTGCTCCACCGCCACCTCCTCCAACTAAGGTGGACGGCATCAAGGGCGTACAACCAAACACCCGCATTCCGGTCGTCTTCTACATGGATTCAGATGAGGATGCGACTTTGGTGCGTGAAGTGTTTGCGCACGCTCAACGGCAATTCGAGTCTGACAGTAAGTTGCTGTTGAGTGCCGCCAAGTACATCAAGGCCAATCCGACCGCTATTCCAAAGGGGTAATGATGAAACGCGTAATGCCGGACGGCTCCAGTATCGACATGACCTATAAGTCCCCCCGCGTTAGTGGGGAGATTTATGAATGTGGGTTGCCCCTTACGTTTGACCAGTACAGCTATTGCGAATTCAGGTGCGCATACTGTTTCGCATTCAGTACTAAGTCGGTGAATATGGGGGGCAGTAAGGAGAAGAGTCTAAGTCGATACGACTACCCGCTTACGTGCGTTGATGTGGAACGGGTAAAGTCCCTGTTCCTGAAGCGCACAACCAGTGAGAAGGGTGTTGTGCCGATGATACAGAACCTCATGGCAAAGCGGGCCCCCTTCCATTGGGGAGGGCTATGTGATCCGTTCGACGGCCATGAGGAGAGGTATCAGGTAGGGTTGGAGCTGCTCCGGTTCTTGCGCGCCATGAACTACCCGACGGTGTTGTGTACTAAGGGTGTGTTGATGACCCGAGACCCATGGCGTAGCGTGCTGATGCAGAGTAACTTTCGGTTCCAGCAAAGCATCATTACTCAGGACCCTGTGAAGGTGGCAGTAGTGGATGCAGGGTGCCCTGATGCGGAAGCTAGGTTTGAGGCTATGCGCGTACTTGCGCGCGAGATGGGCCTCATTACGACGTTGCGGTTACGGCCCATCATACCGGGCATCGTTACGCCTAAGGACTGCGTGGAACTTATCAGGCGTGCTCACGCGTGTGGGGCAGTAGGTGTGAGTACGGAGTTCTTCTGCGTTGAGGCACGGGGGGAACATAATCGAGAGCGGTATGCGCCGATGAATGAGGTGGCGGGCATTGACATCTTTGACTTCTACCGTAAGAACTCACCAGGCCAGAGCGGATACTTGCGCCTAAACCCTGAGGTGAAGAATCCGTACTTCGACGCCATGGAGTCGACCGCTAAGTCGTTGGGGATGCGGTTTGCCATCAGTGACTTCCATGGCAAGGAGCGGAATAACTGCACTACATGCTGTGCGGTTTACTGGGATGATGAGACCCAATTGGGAGGCAATGCTGAAGGGCCCTTTATCAACTACGGTACACTCACGCGCGGCATCCAATTGGCATCCCGTACGGGATTCGTGTCGTTTGGGGATGTGGCTGAATCGCTCGATTGGGCCGAGCATATTGTGGATAGTAACTTTCAGGGGTACATGTGCTCGAACCTGGAGCGTAGCCGCAACCGCAATAAGACGTTGAAGGACGCCCTACAGGGGGAATGGAATGACCCCAATAACAGCAAGTCCCCTCACCGCTACACGTACGGCCAACTGAAGCCCATACGGGTGAATGATGCCGGGGATGTGGTGTATCAGTGGGTAGGTAGGAAACCAACCTAGACCGCAACACGTGTTGCGGTGGAGTGGCAGATGAGCATTATCAACCTGTTCTTTCTGGTACCTCCGTCGCAGCTTGGCGGTTGTACGTCGTTCACCCTGCATCTGTACCATGCGCTTATCAACCTAGGGCACACCCCTAGGTTGTGCCGCATTACGGACACTGACAAAATCAAGGCCAGTAAGTTTCCGTATGGACTTGAGATATGGAATGTTCCGCTTGAGTACGCATTGAACTTAGTTGGCAATGAGCCTGCCCTAATCACGTACTGCTTCTGGAAGAAGTATGCTGTGCATGCCGAACCGCTGATAAGGGCCGGAGTACCAATGGTGGTGCATGACCCCGCCGAGTTTCATTCGGATGAGTTGGAGTTGTTCAAACGGTTGCGGTATCGCCCAATAGTTATACGGGACCGCAACGTGAGGGGACTAAAGGCGTTAGGTGTGGAGTCTACGTACATTCCACACCCGTACGCCACATCTCCTACTGTGCCGATGCCTAAGGTCTACAGAGCCTTATGCTTGGCAAGGGTGGACTTTAGGAAACGCACTCACTGGATAGTGACCGCCAACAAGGCGTTGAGCGAATCGAAGCAATGCCACCTATACGGGGAGGTGAATCGTATTTACGAATATCACCAACTACGCAAGGAACATCCTGATTGGAAGCAGTGGTATCACGGGCAATTCCCCGACAGGTTGGGGGCTGCGGTGGAGTTGTTTGGTGGGGCTGAGTATGCTGTGGACCTAACTCACATTCAGGGAGACGGGGGTGGCACGCAGTACACATTCTTTGAGGCGTGGAATGCCGGCATCCCGTTGGTACTGAACAGGGCATGGGAAACCGGGGTAACCGATGAGGTTAGGGACGGAGATAGTTGTGTGATGGTAAACAATGCCGATGAGTTGGTTGAGGTATTGAATACCAATCCTAAGAACTTCGCTGGAATAGTTGAGGGGGGCACACGCATAATGCACGCACACGGCAATGACGTTGCGATGCTGTATGCAGAACAAGCCATTAGGAGGCCATAATGCTGATCGATATCGGAATTGGTAAGAAGGTGTTTGTGGGGGTTGTCAGTCATGCTCGCCCGGACAATGTTGCTAAGATGAGAGAGCTAGTTGGCGACGCAACGTGGTTCGTTGGAATTGGAGAGAGTAAGGCATACAAGGCAGCGGGGGCGGTTCATGTGGTGGAGAGTGGTCCCTTGTGCCGTAGTCGTAATGCCATCATCGACAATGCGGGCGCGAAGGCTGCTGATTATTGTGTGGAGTTGAGTGACGATCTGACCAAAGTACAGATTGCAGTATCAACACCTAAGAAGCTAGCGGCTCAAGACTCCGACTTTCAAACCGTAACCAGAATGGTGATTGAAGGGATGCTGGCGGTTGGGGCTAAGTTGGGCGGGGCTGCCCCTACTTCCAATCCGTTCTATTCAAATGTGGATGCCCCAATTCATAAGTCCTCATTCATCGTTGGGGACTTCATCGTAATCGATACGTCGTGCGGGCTTAGGTTCTCCGAAGAAATGACCCTCAAGGAAGACTACGACTATACGATGCAGCACATTTACACGTTCGGGTGTGTTGCCCGTAGGGATGATGTGTTGATGACATTCCTACATCGTAAGAACAAGGGGGGTGCCGTAGAGGTGAGAACGCCTCAGTTGGAGCAGGATAACATCGCGTATCTGAAGACGCGTTGGCCTGACTGCATTGTTGATAACCCGAGACGCCCCAATGAGATTCTGTTGAAGCTCCCCAAGTATCTCAATCAGGGGCGGGCATCGGTGTCGAAATGAAGGGGTTAGTGGTATCGGCTAAAGGCGCTGAGGAACGGGACCTAATTGAATACGATGGAGTATTGGTTAGGAGGGATTGGGGGCCCGACATAGGTGTGTTGAAGGAATGGGCTCCAGTTTACCGGTGCTTGGAGTCGAGAATACCAGGGCACCGCGTGATGGATATAGGTGGCAATATAGGCATGTTCAGTACTAAGGCATTGAAGTTAGGGGCTGAACATGTTGTGGCGTTTGAGCCAGAACCAGGGGCATTCAGTGTGTTGAGTGCCAATCTGATGGGGAAGAATGCGATTGCCTATAACGTGGCAGTAGGGGCAACCAATGGGACGGTCAGGTTGAGTGTATCGCCTAGCGGTAATGCCACGTCAGCAACCACTATGGTGCATGTGAATAGGCGGCAATCGATCGAGGTACCCAAAGTTTCATTCCTTGAGATGGTTGAACAGTACAGGCCGACGTTTCTCAAGGTGGATTGTGAGGGGGCGGAACTTGAGTTTTTGGATGGTTATCGGATGCCCGCTTGCGTGAAGGTAGTGACTGCCGAGCTACATCGGGAATTTGCTGGTTGGGAGTCATTGTGTCAGCGGGTGATTGGGTCCTTCAGTGAGTGGACGGCAATAAAGAAGCCATTGTCGTATTCGTTCCACAGGTGTTGGCTCATAAACTACGAGAGACCATGATTTACCAAACCAATCAGCCGTGGACTGTGCAGGTCGAACTAGTTGAGGGATGCAATAGGTTGTGCGCGTTCTGTGGCATAAACGCTATACGGACACGACCAGGTGATTACAAGTACATGACCGTTGAGACGGCAACCAAAGTAGCGATTGAGCTGGGGGCAATCGCTCCTAAGTGCAAGATTCATTTCGCAATGCATGGTGAGCCATTACAGCATCCACAATTCCATTCGATGGTCTCATTGTTCCGCACAATCCTACCTGAAGTTGAGATGATGGTAGTCACGAATGGGCGTGTGATTATGAACGACCTACAGGGAGGGCTGAATCGGATATTCGAGGCTGGGATCGATATGGTGATGCTCGATACGTACGAGCCTGAGCGGGGGCGCCTACGCGCGGGTGTGGAGATACTGCGAGGCATTCTGGTCTCAGACTATTATGGTGATGTGGTGAAGGGTAATGCCCCGAACCCGTATATGAATCATCACCGTAAGGTGCGTGGATACTTGTGCGTGATGGATGATATTGGGATTCGTAATGGTGAGCACCCTTCACGGAAACTACACAACCATTCCGGTTCAAACCCGTTAGGAACTAAGGTCCAGTCTCCACTTCAGAAGACATGCACTAAACCGTTCCGTGAGATGAGTGTGAATTGGAATGGGGATGTGCGGTTGTGTTGCGAAGACTGGACTGGTGCCTATACGTGCGGCAATTTGAACGAGAGGTCTGCTGCCGATATTTGGTACGGCCCTGAATTCGAATCCGCGCGTACAATGCTTCAGAACAAGCGGCGTGATTTCGGAGCCTGTAAGGTATGTGATGCTAGTAGTGGGATGAGATGTGGATTGCTGCCGAAATACCCGTCAGTCAGTCCTGAAGTTGAGAGCATTGTTAGGAACACTGAGAAGGAGGCAAAATGAAACGAAGACTGCAAAGCACCGCAACACGTGTTGCGGTCAAACCCGGTACGGTGCACCCGGTTGAGTACGTTCCCTATAAGGACCTAAAGAAGTCCGATTACAACCCTCGCAAGATGCCAAAGGCAAAGCTGGAGCGACTAGCTACGAACATTGCATTGTTCGGGTTCGTTGAGAACGTAGTTGTACGGAAGGAGACGGGGGAGATTATTGGTGGGCATCAGCGCATTGCTGCGCTTGAGTTGTTGGCGTCGGGTAAGTTTACGCCCAAGAATGCTGAAGGTAAGGAGATTGAATTCACACCCATCGTCAAGGTGCCAGTCATATACGTTGAGGGGTTGTCGGACTTTGACGTAAAGAATCTCAATCTCAGTCTGAACAGCATCAGTGGTGAGTGGGATTCCGATAAGCTGGGTACGCTTATCAATCAGATGGTCAGTGAGGTGGAGACCGCAATGGACAACATTGCGAAGGATGCACTTGCATATCTGTCGCCCAGCGGGTTGTCCACCGATGAGCTGAATGCAATCATCAACAAGGAATCTGAGGACGGGTTGGCGCCTGAACGTACAACCGGTGTCCCCAAGCTAAACCTTGAGTTTACGTCGAAGGAACTTAGGGATGCATTCAAGGCGTTCGTTGGTGAGGAGAAGCAAGACGGGATTCCGAGCGGGGACCTACTTGCTAAGCGGTTGGGAATTGAGGTTGTGAAGAAGCGGAAGTCGAAGCGTACCTAATTCGGCATCTCCACCGCTTAGTACCAAACTCCCTCCCCCGATCACAACAATCCGTCAACATACTAGGACGTTCAATACCGTGCTTTGAGCGCGGCATACGTAGTCCTATGCTCGCCAAGTAGACGGCTATTGCTAGGGCCAGAAGGTGGATTGCTGCGTTCATTAGTGGGTTGTACTAGGTACGGGCCCCTACCGCAACACGTGTTGCGGCATAACGCACGTGGAGGTTGTGATGCGCTCACGTGTTATTGACTACAGGGCTGAGTTCGAAAGCACCAAACGCGAGCACGATGCAGTGTTGGACGAAGCATCGTTTGAGGTGGCAGGCATACGCGCAACCGCTGAAGGTGAGTTGAAACTACTGTGCGGGAAGTTGGGTATCCGGTACAGGGATGCCAATAAGTCCGATCATCCCGAAATTGCTCACCATATGCGTGGGTTGGCAATCAAGACCAATAAGGTGTTCGATAGGGCCATCTGTAGGCGTAAGGCCCTACACCTATGGATGTGTGAATGTGCAAAGTTGGCCGAGTTGAAGTGTGGGGACAATCCTGGTTTGCTGCTCATGTATGACTCGATTTCGGTTAGTAGTTATTCGACGCAGGGATTCGGAGCCGCTACCTACGCGTCCGGATATGCAACGTTGGTTGCGTGGCAGTTGAAACAGATATGCGATTGGTTAGTGGTTGAGGTGATATGCAACCAACTAGACCGGTCGTACGACGTAATGGTTGGGGTTGAGTCGAAGTTGGACGTTGAGATTCTGAAGCTGAAACCAACCGCTATCACGTTGCGTGAGTGGCTGAAGAAGTGTTGGGCGGTAGGTTGCAATCCTAGGGTGTTCAATCCGTACTTGCCGCACGGCATAGAGGCGAAGCTGGGATTAGACTACTTTGGAGGTGAAATCAATGGGTAATTGGGTTGAATCCATATGTGCCAATTGTGGAAACCCGTATGAGCGACAAAGCCTATATGGGCAAGTTCATAAGGTGCGGATGCGCGTACGCGTAAGGGGGACTTCGCCCCGAACTATCACACGTAATGCGCACGTGTCGTTCTGCCCCCTATGTTTGGAGAAGCGTAAGTGTCGGGTGTGCGGGGTTAGGTTTGAGAGGTACCCACATCCCAAATATCCAATCAAGTATGTGTGTCATAAGGACGAGACAGTGACTAAGCGGTATGCGCGTGAGTATGAGCCTATGAGGGTATGCCCGTCCTGTTACCGAATGAGCAAGTGCAAGCAATGCGGGTGGAAGTTCGACTATAAGAAGGCCGGATACGTTAGGCGCCCACCATTGTGTCCTTCGTGCAAGGCTGAGCGGCGGAAACAGATGTGTTACGTGTATGTGAAACGGTACCGCAATGCTCATCCGGATCGTGCACGCGCCATAGAACGAAACACACAAGCCAAGAAAGCATTGCGATTCAAGACTGATCCTACCTACAGGGAGCACGTACGTGCGCGCCAGCGCGAATGGGCGAAGCGCGATCGGGTAAAGAAACGGACCCTGAAGACCCTAATTGAGTCGACGTGTCTGAACACTCCAATTGGGTTACTACGTGATAGGCGTTATGATTGTATGCACTACAATGCGAGGCTGTCTCGCGTTGTGAAGGAGAGACCACACGCATCTAACGTATGCCCCGAAGGATGTAAGTTCTACCGCAAAGGGAGAGGCTAAGATGGAATCTGATAACAAGTATTGTCCACCGGCAGGTGATGCGAAGTGGCCTGTACTGGATTCGTCGGGGATGCCCCTATCTGGACTACCGACAGTGACCGCCCATACTTGGTATGAGGCAAATGAGAAGGTTCGTAAGGAATGGGGACCGGAATTCAAAGCCGCACCATTGGGGTATAAGATCCCAGAACAGGCAACCCCTTCACGCCCCCAAGTTCCTCCCACAATAACGACCAATATCAAGAAGGCAATGCGCGGCCGCATAGTGCTGGACATCACATTCCTTCCAGACAACGACCTAAGCGACGAAGCAACACTGAGGTTGGTACGGTGGAGATTGGGAGTCGCCCCATTGCCATTCAAGTATTCGCTATCTATGACGCGCGACGAAAATGAGTAAGTGCTACGGCAACGAGTACGGGGGCGTCACGCATTGTAAGGAATGCCGTCCAGGTCGACCCTTGTGCCGTTGGCAGCGACGTAGCAGTAAGCGCTATCAGGTGTGTATGTGTTCGGCCTATCACTTCCCCCATAGGGTTGGATCTGGCTTGTGTGGCAATCGAGATGCCCAGAACTTGATACTGTACGGTCCTCCCCCTCAATCTACATCCCCCTAGTTGCGGCATAACCAACTAAACTACGAGGTTAGGATGCGAGTACGCATTGTGTTGACACCAGGGGCGTTGTGGAAGTTGGGTAGCGAATACGCGTCGCTAAGTCCGATTCAAATTGTGGTAAGTGGTAGTGAGTACGTGTGGATTGTCCCATTGGCACCCACATATGAGGCGTGGAGATCGACACATAATGTACGGAGGTATCCGATACGGGTGTCGAAAGACCGATTCAGTTTCCACGATTCAAGGTATCTTGGTCACGAACCGATTTGCGAACATGAACCGGTGACCACATGAATCAGAATCCTCCGTTGTGGGTCAAAGACGTATTGGCAACAATCGCAACAGTCGAGACGGCCAAGATGTTCTCATTCGTATTCACCGATGAGAAGTATCCGGTCTATATGCGCAAGCTACACGGAGTGATTCCGTATATTGTGCATTACAGTGACAAGTCTCCGAAGGCTGATGATTGTGAGGCGTGTGCGGCCGGAACATGCATACAACGGATTGAGCAATACCCGAACGCGTTGGTTGTGGTGCACAATCGGCGTAACGAACTTTCGTAGGAGGATGAGATGACCACCCCATTGGATGACCACTGTAGGGAATTGGTTAGGGTTGCAAAGGATGCTGGTGAGAAGGCTGATGCTGAGAAGACATCTGATGCATGCATTGCGGCGTCGGACCGGTACAGGGAAGCCGCGATGGCTGTGATTCTGACTAACAACGATGCCTATGAGGCATTGTATGAACGAGCGTGCCATTACTTCGCTAAATTCCGCGAAGTCACATTCCCTCTCACATCTCCTTAGCTATCCCCAATTCATCGAGTCATGTATGCTGTCCACACCGCAACACGTGTTGCGGTAGGAGGCACACCATGATCGAGCGTATCGTAGCCAATCCGGACCATGAAAATGTATTCCCAATCGGGCTTGCCCTAGAGCCCGAGTATGCGGCAATTGCACGCGCGCAAGGCGCCATCCTGCTCCCCTATGATTACGAGTTTGCTATGTGCAACCCCATCGGGGCATTCAATAGGGTTGAGTATGGTACCTATTCGGCAAACGGTAGTCGACGAGGGACACCCCTAATTCAATTCCAAGTGAAGGTGGGGGCGATGCTGTATGCGGATTGCCTAAGTCGTATTCATTGGGTGGCCTGCATCGTTCCTCGGAACGTTGCAACATCACGGCTGAACGTAAACATGAATGCGATGTTGCAAGGGGGGCTGAACGTGGTGCATCCGCAGAATGCAACCCCGTCAATCAAGTTCGATCAATTCCAAAGCACAGCTCCCGTATGTATTGGTGGTGAATTCGACATCAATCCAGTCATTCCGGCGTTCTATGGTTTCGGACTCCACGCGCATTCGGTGTATGACGTAGAATGCTTGTGGGTAGCGATGAGTAGGACTCGGAGGTAGTGATGTTCAATAAGGCGTTGATATGGATTGCGGCAAGATTTGAGAAGCTATCAGTCACACTGAAGTTGAGAGCCCTGAGCAACGATGGCAATTCTGTCAATGACCGAGTTGTGCCATACCCTCCCATCATATCGACAGACGGACTGAGCATGAGATGTCCACTAACCGAGACTGAGGTACGGCGGGAGATGGTTACTAAACCGGAGATGCCTAGTGTGTTGAGGGGCAGTCTCCAAGATAGGATAAAGCGATGAACGAGCCTATCGACTACCAATCCGCATATGGGTTCAGCCCTAACTCTGCAACGTTCAGGGTCGCTAAGCTGGCGGACACTGAACGGTATAAGGAGATGACGTATTGGGAACGGTATTTCCAATGCAAACAACACGACCATAAGCGGTACGATTTTTCGGGGAGGTTGATAAAGAGTATGGTTGGGTACGCCCAACCACTGCTCTCAACCACAACATCGGTCTACGTACCCCTACAGGAACGCAGGCCGAGCGTTCCGTATCGCATAGTGCGGATTATCGTCAACTCCTTCACAAAGATGACATTCGGTGAAGGTAGGTTTCCGGACTTCAATGTACCTTCCGACAAGGACGCTGATGCGTTCGTTGATGAGCTGAGTAAAGTTGCGGGGTTGCCCAGCAAAATGATTCAGGCTCGTAACATCGGAGGGGCTGCGGGAACGGTGGGGTTGTCGTGGTGTTACCTAAATGGCAATCCGCTCGTAGACGTGCACAACGGTAAGAACTTGTACGTACACGAGTGGGCCGATTGGGTGAACAGGGTGCCCAATCACGTGACTGAAGTTTACAAGTACCGAAAGGACGTATGGGACCCTGAGAAGAAACAACAAGTGCGAGAGGAGTATTGGTATAGGCGTGATTGGACTCCTCAGGCTGATGTGGTGTTTCAAGATGTCAAGGTGAAGGGGTCAGAGGAGCCGAATTGGGTTGTGGACGAAGAGCGGACTAAGCTCCACGATGACGGCTTCTGCCACTTTATTTGGATTCGCAATTTACCCGGTACGGACGATTCCCAAGATGGGTTGCCGGACTGTGAAGGAGTGTGGGAACAATCAGACTCCCTCGATATGGCGTGGAGTGTGTTATGCAGGGGTACGATTCTGAATCTCGACCCCACACTCAAGCTCAAAATGGACCCCGAAGCGATTGATTACGCGTTCGTGCGTAAGGGGTCTGACCAGGCGATTGTTACGGGTAAAGACGGAGACGCCTCGTACTTGGAGTTGGCGGGTACGAGTGTGAATGCCGGACTGTCGCTTGTGAAGGAGTTACGTACACAAATTCTCGAAACGACTGAGTGTGTGATTCCGGACCCCGATAAGATTGCGGCAGCCGGTACGAGTGCAGTTGCCCTCAAAATGATCTATGCCCTTATGTTGGGGAAAACTGACATCTTGAGGGAGCAATATGGGAAAGCACTGCACGAGTTGGTTCGACAGATGCTTATGGTTGCTCAGAAATACTACAGTCCTCATGAAGAGCAGATTGTTGATGAGACTACTGGTGAGGTGAAGACCGAACTAGTGCAGGGCATTGTCAATCTACCGCTCAAGGTTGTTGAGACGGAATCCGAAGACCCTGATAGCAACGAAATAACCATCACACTTGAACCTCACAATCCTGGGAGCAATTCCCAAATTGAACTTGTGTGGGGACCGTATTTCAAACCAACTGCCGATGACCATCAGAAGATTGCGACTACGTTGGTTCAGGCCACGGGCGGTAAAGCATTCTGTGGTACGAAGACCGCAATTGATGTCTTTGCTGCGGTATTGTCTCGCGACCCAAGTAAGATGCTTGAGGATCTGAAACATGACGAACACGCTACCCGTCAAGCCGCAATGGAGATTGCGACCGATATGGATGCGGCAATGAATGCAGGGGGTGAAACTGAACCGCCAGAACTTGAAGATCCGGTATCTCAGGAGGCGGCAGCACAGCAACCACAACCCCCAGCAATGCCGGGGGCTCCTGCTGCTCCTCAGCAGCCTCTACAACAGATGCCCCGTATCAACATTACTGCTACCGACGTGGCTTCAATCGTGCTCGTAAACGAGGCGCGTGCGAGCCAAGGATTGGGACCTATGGTGAAGCCGGATGGTTCGATGGATCCGGATGGTTTCATGACCGTAGCGCTGTTCAAGGCTAAGACTGCAAACATCCTTGCGGCAGTCGCTAACGCGGAGAAGGGTCAGGTTGGAATCAAGTCTGCAAACGAACCACCCCCAGCACCGTTCGGTGGTAATGGCCCTCCGCAAAAGGGACCCCCTCAAAAGGGACCCCCTCAAAAGGGACCCCCTAATGCTCCTCCGGATGAGAAGCAATTTCCCCCCGATGCGGAATCGAAGTAACCTGTCGGCATGGCCGATCCATCTCCCAAACGTAAACGCCCCCAAGTAGAATCCGAAACAGTGCGAGCGCAACGCCCGGTCGTGTACTCGCGCGCGGCCGCAACACGTGTTGCGGAAGCCGAGTTATTGAATCGGAGACAAGCCACCGATTACGCGAGCAAAGTCGGAATCGATAAGGTCAAAAAGACTTTGAACGATGCGCGTGAAGACCTAAAGGATCGAACGCGTAAGCTGCATCCGGCCTTAGGTGACGACACCTTCACAGCCATGCATCTGAAAGCAACTATGATTCAGATTGATATTGTGGTTGGGAACATGAAGCCGGATATTGCGTCAGCCGTGAGTGAGTCAAAGCAGATTGCGGCAGATAGGGCGCAAGAGAACAGTCTGAAGACGCTAAGTGCCATTGACTCACGGTTTGAAGGGTTGGTTAGGGGCATGCCGTTGGAGGTTGCGATGCAGTTCGACCCGGATGCCGTGGGTAAGAATGCATCGATACTTAGACGTCTAATGGAATCACCAGAATCCGACTCAGTAGGGAATGCCATTATGGAGCGGTATGGGACCGCCGTAGTGGGTGCATTTGAGGATAAGTTGAGAGTCGGTATGGTGACCGGTAAGTCGTTTGCGGAAATGCGCGAGGACTTGATAGCGGAGTCTACTTGGCTACAGTCACAACCCATGTATTGGGCTCAACGGATAGTGCGCACTGAAGTGATGGGTGCCTATTCGAGAGCTGCATTGGAGAATGCTAAAGATGCCAATAAGATTCTAGGCGATATGGTCAAGATTCTGGTGGCGGGGTTTGATGACCGTACCGCATGGGACTCATATCAGGTGCATGGACAAATTAGGAAGTTGAGCGAGCCGTTTGAGTGGATAACCCGAGACGGCCAACGCATAGCCTATATGACTCCCCCTAACCGCCCCAATGACCGCGAAACCGTAATCTATCACAGGGTTGTGATGCCAATTCCTGATGACCTGAAACCGGTATCTGATGCGGAATATGAGGCGGTGTTTGTGAAGCAATGTAAGAGCAAGAAGAACAAGTCTCCATCACCCCCCGCACGCCCGCGTATGACAACCGTCCCCCTAACATGGTTTGGGACTGGTATTCCGGACGACATGCAATCCGATTTCGAAGCGGCTAGTGAGTGATGTAGAATCACATTGAAAGGACTGCAACATGCCTATGAAGAACATGACCAATGGGACGCCAAATCTGACCAGTCAGAGCAAGAAGAAGGCATACGAATCAGAAGGTGTGACATCTGAGATGGTAACCAAATTGCCATTCATGGATGAGGTTGGGGACGACCATGAACCCGCCATCGAATGGCCTGAAGTGGATACGCCAACCGTTTTCAAGGTGAAGTGATGGCTGAACAATCTCGTGATGATAAGGGGCGATTTGCCGGGGGATCTGGAGGGTCTTCTGGTTCATTTGGTAAACAGATGAAAGCATTTGGGGAAAGGGGTGGTGCGAATGCTGAACGCGGATTGGCAAATATAGGGCAATCCGCGAAAATGAAAGGGCACGACAAAGCATTCAAAGATGCGAGTGCCCGCGCAAACACTGAGAATACATCTCAATCGCACCGCGAAGCGGCATCGCGAGCGAAAGCTGCGGGTGAAGTTGCAACGCGTGAACGACAACCCGCCAGTGAATACAAACGCGCTCACGAAGAGCATAGTGAAAAGGCCGCCGATTTAGAACGTAAGGAGATTCAATCATTAGGCGATAAGTCGACACACACGGCTCGTGCCGAAGAGGCCAGTAAATCTGCTGATAAGGTAGGAGCTTCGGCGAAAACGCGTGACGATCATAATCGGGCATTTGATGCACATTCGCACGCATCAACCATGCACGGTAAAGCGCGAAACGAAGCAATGCGAGCAGGCAAAAAAGACTTAGCAGAACGGCACGGGTCTGAAATGAAGAGGCACTATAACGCGGCTGAGAAACATAGCGATATTGCGGATTCACTATAACCGCAACACGTGTTGCGGAGAGGCCAACAATGTCTGAATCGTTGAAAGCGTTAGCTCGCAAAATTCAGAAGGCTAGGGAGGAAGCCCTCAATAACTTGTCGAGAGCCGCTAAACAACAATCGGAAGAACAGCAGTCCATCTTGGACTCAATGTCCAATGTCAAGCGGCGATTGACTGGCAGCGGTGATGCTGCCAATATCTCCAAGCGTGTGTTGACTCAGCTCTCCAGGTCTGAGCGCGCATATAAGGGTTGGGAAACCCGCCGAAACAACAAGGAGCAAGACAATGGCAATGGGACAACAGACGGGGACAGCGAATCACTCTGATGCGGATACGCAATGTGTCCAGAAAGACGGAGACACCACGAAGGAACCCGATGTGAACAGCAAGTTCACCGCCGAAGGTGGGGTATCCATCTTTGATGACCTGGAAGCCGGTAAGGAGTCGGGGTTTGACGAAGGTGTCGGGTCGATTGGTGTTGGGAAGAAACCATTCAACGTCCGATAAGGAGCAATCATGGGCCAGACTCGTCTCGACGGAAGTCTACAAGCGGGACCCCCTAACGCATCTGAAGGGACGTTTCCGGCTTCCCAAACAACCATCCCATTGGTACTGACTCCTAATCCCAAACCGTGGCAAGTCGCTGAACCTACGTTGACGCGTAGGGTCAATTCACCATCCCCATCCTGGAAGACCCTATCGGGTATTGGGGCGAATGACACCGTAACTGAGGCTCATTTCATTTATCTGCGTACTGATTCGCAGTTGTCGGTGCGAATTACGCAAGAAGTGAATGGGGACCCCGTAACCGCAACCCTGAATGTTCGTGGGTTGCTAATTCTCGAAGTGTCTGACTCCGAACCAATCACATTGGTTGAAGTACAGGGCACCGCAACACTCGATTTCTACGCACAAGGACAGAGGTGATACATGAGCACTGTGAAAGAGTCTTTTGATCAAGCCAACCCGAACACCATCGCCGATCTGCTGAGGGCAATTGGGTTCGGAAACGTGTTGGCGGGACTGCGACGTCAGGTCATTCGAGCGTCGTTGTCTTCACACAAGTTGGTTCTGCCCAACATCATGAAGTGTCAGCGCCTTGTTGGCGTGTACGCACGTGTGGGAACGGGCACTCCCGGTGCACAATCAATTCAGACTGTCGGGGCAACTCCATCGGCCGGACAGGTTGCTCAGACCCATACGGGTGACGTGTTGTTCGCATCGGCCGATGCGTGGACAGAAGTTGATGTGGAGTACGAGCCCGTATTGGGTGAAGTGGTCTCGCTCTCATCCAAGCCCGTTGTGTCCAATACGTTCTCCGCTCCAGGTGCACTGACCCTCATCTCTGCCGTTGGGTACACGAGTGCAGGCGCCACGGTAGCCCTCACGGTTGTGGCTCCCGGTACGTCGGTGACGACCGGACAAGTCGCACTCGCTGCGAGCAAGAATGCAGTCAACTTCGCATCCGCAGACTCCATCGTTCGCGCAGACGCTGTCTATATCAAGGGCTACGCGAGCGAACCCGGTGCCGTATTGGCATCCACGAGCAACATTCTGTAATCCGCTGTAGGTCAGTTCAATCAGGAGGCCCCTCATGCCCACTAAATCGACAGATACCAACGAGTTCATTTCATCTCTGGTCAACCCGGTTGTTACCGAAGGTTCGGGCGGTAGTGCGGACGGTTCGGAGACTAAGTCGGATACCAAACAAGGCGAGACTAAGTCGGATACCAAAGAGACCAAGTCCGGCTCAGACGAAACCAAACCAGAAACCAAACGGAAGGCCGATGACGGCGAGGATGTAGATGTGGATGAGAATGAGCGCGTCACAATGACGTTCGCTCAGTTTCAGAAGCGTCTCAAGCAAGCCCAGCGAGCAGTTCTGCGCGGTACGTTTGAATCCGATGATGTTCAGAAGATCCGGAAAGACTGGGAGAAGTCACAAGCGGCGCTGAAGGAACTCAATGAGATCAAGAAGTCGAGAATGGATGAGGTTGAAAGGGCGAAGAAGGAAGCCGAGGAAGCCAAACTCCAACTCGCTGAGCTTGAGAATTCGGTGAAGGAACGTGAGCTGAATGACCTAGCTAACCGGGGCGAACAGGAAGTCCTGAACGTGGCAAAGAAGTTCATTCATTCCGACTACATCGAGGATGCTGTGCTGCTATTCCAGGGACACCTTGGGAAGTTGAGTGAAGCTGAGTTGGAGCAACTAACGCCTGAGAGTGTCAATTCGTGGTTCAAGGATTACGTCAAACGGCGTCCTGCATTGGCCGTCTCAAGTGGCGAGAAGTCGGATAAACCGCAGCCTCGTCCAATCAATAGTGGGGCTGCCCCAAACAAGCCAAATTCGGATGACAAGTCCGCACTTGCGAAGACCCCACGTCCTGGGCAACCCAATTCAATGACTCGTGCGGAATGGGATGATTTCAAGCGTCGCAATGGCTTGGATTACTAATCCCTCCTTCACCGCAATACGTGTTGCGGTGCACTCCCCAACAATCAACGATTGACAAGTTCCTATGACGGAATATCGTCGTAGTGTTGATATGCTCCACCACGCGACGACGGCGGCAACGGTCGGTTCGGGAGCACGCATAGCGTCACTCACACCGATTCAAGGAGAGTCCAAATGTCAGGCATTATCGTAGGAATTCCCCCGGCCGTTCTCGACCTCGTTCAGCAAGGCGTACTTGAGCGCACGTTCCATGACGGGTTGTACCCGAAACTCCAATTCCGGTCTGAGGCCATGGCAGAGGAGTGGCCCGCGAACACCGGTACGGAAATGTTCATGACCCGTCCCGGTCTCCTGACTCCGGTCACGGAACCGATGGTTGCGGGTGTGGACCCTACGCCGCAAACGGTGAATCATGAGCAGTGGGTTGCGCGTCTTGCGCGTTACTCGTCTGCAATCGATACACACGCTCCCACGTCGGTTGTGTCGAATGCCAATCAGTTCCTTCGCAACATCAACCAGCTCGGTCTTCAGGCCGGTATGTCGGTCAACCGCATTGCCCGCAATGAGTTGTTCAAGGCGTACCTGTCCGGCCATACCCTCACGACCGCAGCAGTGAGTTCTGGCGACCTGACGGTTCCGGTTGCATCGCTGAACGGCTTCACTGACGTCATCATTCTCGGCACCAATACGCGCCCCGAGACCGTGAGTCCGACTCGCCCATTGCCCATCAAGATTGGCATCGGGTCCGCTCGCATTTCTCGTAACGTGGTTGGGTTCACTCCGACCGATCCGACTGACCCCTACGGACCGGGAAGCATCGTGTTGGACGTGGCAATTCCGGTTTCCGGTTTCGCGGCACGTACGGCGGTTGTTTCGGACTACGCTCCTCGTATCATTCGTGCTGGTGGCGGTGCATCCATCGACGCCATTACGAGTTCCGATACGTTCGTGTTCCAACTCATCATCAATGCGATGAACTACCTTCGATCGAAGAACGTTCCGCCGCATTCGGATGGTCTGTATCACGCGCACATTGGACCGCTGTCCAACTCGCAAATCTACAACGACCAAGCGTGGCAGCGTCTCCACACGGCGTGCCCCGATCATATCCGATACAAGGAAGGGTTCCTCGGAATCATCGGCCGCACAATGTTCTACGAGAACACCGAAGTTCCTGATTCGTTGAACGCGGGCGCGCGTACGGCCACTGGAACCAATGCGTTCTACTCGCGAGGTATTGGGTCTGAGACCACGAACGAATCCGGTGTGGATATCGGCCGCATCATCGTCACTGGGCGTGGTTCGATCTACGAGCGTTACCTCGATGAAATGAAGTACATCACCGAAGCCGGCGTCACCGGTAAGGTTGGAGAGTTCAGCGTTGCCAACAATGGCATTCAAGTCGCGTTGGAGCGCATCCGGTTGGTTCTGCGTTCTCCAATCGATCGTCTGATGGACATTGTGTCGGCGGCGTGGTCGTGTTCGACATCGTTCCCCGTCCCCAGCGACATCAGTGCTGGTGGGCCCGAGCGCTTCAAGCGTGCCGTTGTGATTGAGCACGCTCTCTAATCCTACCTACGCATCACCCCACTACATCTCAGTACCTCCTACGGCATTATGATGCCGTTACCGCAACACGTGTTGCGGTCCGTGGGATTACGTCGTAATCTCGCATCTGTAACCCATTGTCTGGAGGCTAACAAATGGCACGTCAACCGCTACCCGCTCAAGAAACTGCTCCCCAAATGCAAGGTGAGAACCCGAGTTACGGGGGTGCGATGCTCACGCTGGACAATGTTCCTGCCGGGCAGAGCCCGAATGTATTGCTCGATGACACCGGAGTTATTCGGGGTTCAGTGGTCAAACCGAACCAAACACCAGCCAACGCTCCTGTTGTACGGAAGTTCGTTGTGCTGAAGACCGGTTCGATTCAACAACAAGGGCTGAGAGTCAGTCTGCCGGAAGGCAAAATCATTGACAGCAACAACTATGACATCAAGGACCTTGTCCGGACTGGCATCAAGCTGCGGGAACTCAAAGAAGGCGACGAAGAGAGGTACTGATGTTTACGCCCAACGAGAAAGCGCGCATCCGTCACCACATGGGATATCTCAATGTGTCTGAGGTCTCTACTTTCGCGTTGGGCATCCCTGCGGCAGTTGAGACTCAGTATTTGATCGAAGGTGCCATGAACAAGGTTCTGCCGGATGCGGAACCGATTGTGCGGGGCATTATTGCTAAGCTCGATTTGATTGATGCTCAAATGGTCGATGATACGGAGTTGTTGTCCGTACGGAAGGTCGATGAGATTGAGCTGAATCCTGAGGAAATGCAATTGCTGCGCAAGGAATACCGATTCCGTCAACGGGAGTTGGGAAATCTACTGGGTATCGAACCCAACCCATACGACCAGCGTTTCCGATCTTCAGTCAACGTCGCAGTTCGCAATTGACGCATAGTCGCGATAGACTTGCGGTATGCGCAAGCCTACCCCTCTGACTCCACAACAAGCCAAGAACACATTTATCAATCGGTTTGGTAACCGCGTAGATAGGTTGCGTCAGATATGCACGCGATTTGGGTTACGGCCCTATCGGGTGTATTTGGTGTGGGCGCACTGGAGCGGTGCTGAACCGGGTGTGGGTACGTATCGGGAAGTGAAACGTACCGAAATCCTCCCTACGCCAAAGGTCACTGAGAGCGTCAGTTACAACTCGAAAAGCGTTGGTAAGGTGCCTGACGGGTCCTATGTTGTGCGGAAGATTTCTCCGAAGCTAACTGAGGATCAACTCAATGGCACCTATTACCCCGAACAGGGGAAAGAGACGCCTCCTAACATTGAGTTCTATTACGAGATTGTTGAGGATGGGCGCGGAGACTATCCACCAATCCGGCGTAAGTGCTATCTGAAAGGCCCTCCATTCAGGATGGCGGGTAAGTTGGATTGGAGTCTTACGCTGATGAGGATTGAGGAAGACAACGAACGAGACGGTCAGAAGGAGTACCCTGAATGACTGTCCGAATAGACATCAAGAACTTGCCTAAGGCGGTCAACAACCTAAGCGAGTCATTGACTAGGGCTCAGCATAAGGGACTTGTGTCGGCAGCCCTATCCGGTGTCAGTTGGCTGAAGATGGCAGTCATGCAGGTACAGGGGCGTCCGCCATTTCCGCCGTTTGACGTAGGTACTTTTCGGAATGGTTGGATGTTTGAATCGACGGACTTTGGGGCCCGCATTTACAACCAAACTCCTCATGCTCCATTCATCGTTGGAGGCGTTAGGCCGGATAGCGTGAAGCCCGGAAAGCGTATGATCTCCGCCCTAACCGAATGGGTGCTACGTAAACAGATTGCAGGCGATTCGAAAGAAGCTAGCAGCATCGCATATGCAATTGGCAATAAGATGCGGAAGACCGGAATCTTCATGGACCCCCAATTCAGATTCGTTGCACGGGTTGTTGAGTATCTGAATGACGAGGTTCCCAAACAAGTAGCGGCTGAGTTGAAACGCGCCGGATGGAAGGTGTGATATGGCACATGAACAGTGGAGTGGCATTCCGTCCCATGTTGCGTGGGATCCGACATGGCCCGAAGTACCTAATCCTGGGCTTGCGTATGCGGCCGCACGCGACCACGCCATAGAACGGTTGTTTGACTACTTGGCTGAGGTGGAGTGGCGGTACGGTGCGTTGGATGGGCGAGACCTAAATGCATTCACAATCAAGCGCACGAGTATGTTTCCAGAACAGCCACGCAAAGAAGCCACAATCAACCTTCCGGCCATAGGTGTGATACCAAGTAAGCATATTCAGGATGAGCCATGGTTGGGTCCACCCCCCACAATTGAGGAGTCCTATCATGTCTATGGGAAGGATACGGTGCTGGTGACATGTGGGGAGTATATGGAATCCCTCGTATTGGATGTGTGGACTGAATACCCGGCTCAGCGCCGTAGCATCATTGCTGGTATGGAATCGAGTGTATTCCATACCGAACGAGGTCCCCTGTATCTCACTCTCCCTAACTACTTTGATCGTGTGGCGGTGTTTACGTTCGAGGGAACTACGAGGCAGGAAGGGGATGCCCCTAAGATGCAAAGGCAGTTCTTTGCTCACTTGGAATTGCGCGTAGAAGCCGTCTATTTGGCGCGTATGCGTCCTTTCGCACCGCACGCTATGGTTGAGACCGAATAACCGCAACACGTGTTGCGGTAGACGTGAAGCGAAAGCCCTAGTATTCTGCTCACTGAGCTAGTCAGAACACTCCATTGGAGGTACCGATGTCCGTTTACATCCGTCGATTCACAGAAGATCCGGGGCTCGATGTCTTGCTGGACATCGAATCAGTCAACATCCTTGACCTGAACCCATCCGAGAACATCACTTCGGTAGGTACAGGGACCGCGTTGCTTGTTGCGGAGTTTGAGGATGGCAATTTCAACGAGCCGACAGAAGTATTCGGACCTACGGACCTGCGGAATACGTTCGGTTCATTCGGATACACTTACGATGGCATTCAGGCGAGCAACCCGTGCGCCCGTAAGCGATATGCCGACAGTGCGGTTCAGCCCGAGTATTGGAATGGTAATGGGGCAATTGCCCTCAACGGTAAGAAGTTCAAGCGACTCATCGTGACCCGTGTCGACACGAGTGTTGGGGAAGTGACGTTTACGCGTCTCGCAAGCACGCACGGCACATACAATCCGACCTATAACCTTGAACCCTCTCAGACGCTTGTGGTTGAGACAGATTTGGTTGCGGCCACTACAGTCACGTTCAGTGCTACGGCGGCAGTCGTAACAGGCGTTGGAGGCGTCTTTACGGGCATCAATGCGGGCGACACACTGACGCTCGGATACGATGGGGCGGACAACTTCACTACGACGTTCCAGGTCGGTGACACAACCATCGGTGCGGTTGTTGCTCGAATCAACCAGTATGCTGGGTTCACATTCGCATCTTCATCGGGCGGCCAACTACGTCTTACGGGACGTCAGCGTGGTACGGGTGGGAATGTGCGGGTTGTGAGTGGCACTACGGGTCTGATTACGGCAATCGGTCACTCGGCAGGCACTACGGCCGGAACCGGTAACGTTGCCAATATCGACGCAGTGACGGTCGCCGAAGTACATGCGTTGGTTCATGCGGCAGTTGCGGCCCTGTATGTTACGACGGATTGGGATGGTGCAATCGTCATCTACAATTCTGACACAAGCGGAGTTGCGAAAGTCCGTGCTACGGTGGCGACTACTGCGACCGATTTCGGATTCAGTCTCGGTACATGGGGAATTCAGGCGACTGCTGCTGATGATGTGACCATTCCTGCGGGTACGCGTGTGCGCAACGCGGGCGGGAGTGAGTGGGTAACAATGCAGTCCATCACTGCGGGCTCTACGGCCTTCACGGACTGGACCGTAAAGATTCGCCCAGCGACCGATGACGGTACGGCCACAAGCGCTCTGGTCAGTACGTTGGTTGTGTTGCCCTATGCCGTAAGGGGAGCAATGTTCGGCGTCACCAACGAACTTCCGGTCAATGGTGCGTTGTCCGAGCTGGAGATTGACAATCGCTACTACACTGCAATTCAGTCGACGGTGGACCTGAATAGCGTGGCGCGCGAAGCCAATCTGATTTGGGCTGCTCGCCAATCAAACATTGTTCGGCGTGCAATGCTTGAGAACGTAGTTACGGCGAGTGCGAGCGGATGTCTGGGTCGATGCACTGCAATCCGTCCCCCACTGGGAACTACCCGAACGGTCGCCAAGGGTACGGCTGAGCCGGGCATTCAGCCTTACCGCAATGAGCGGGTGTTCTACACCTATCCCGGCGTACAGACCTACGTTCCGGCGATTGCGTTGCGCGGTACTGCTGGAGGTGCGGGGTTCACGGCGGATGGAGTCATCAACACTGGCGCTGATGGGTTCTTGATGTCCGTGCTATCGCGCCTCGCATCGGAAGAGAATCCGGGTCAACTCACTACGTTCTTGGATGCGGTGAGGGGACTTGAGAGTGGAACCGAGTACAGCGGTTGGGTCATTGACGACTATAAGTCATTCAAGCGCTATGGGATTGTCGCTGCACGTATGGATGACGGGGTTGCCATTTTCCAATCAGGCGTTACGAGCGTAAACCCAACCACAACGCCTGACCGGGTGAGGATTGCTCGTCGTCGTATGGCGGATGAGATTCAGGATTCGTTGGCACGCATTGCCAAGCCATACGGTAAGAAGACAAATCGCCGTGAGCGTCGCAATATGTTGGCGAGCGCATTCACTACCTACATGACAGGGTTGGTGAGTCCCGACGACCCAACCAAACAGAGAATTGAGGGGTTCTCAATCGACGTCAAAACTCCCAACACACCCAACGTGATTGCGAGTGGTGCTTACTATCTCGTGGTACGCGCCAGAACCCTCTCAACCCTTGACGCAATTGTCATCCAATCCGAGATTGGCGATACCGTCACATTCTCTGAAGTGTAGAGGTCACAATGGATAAGAATGCTATCGATTTGGTGAAAGCATGGGCTGCGAAGAACAAGGCCCCAAAGGGAGGTAAGGTTCCTCCCCCGAAGGCTCCGGTGCCTCAACAGAATCCGCCTCTAGGGCAACCTGCACCGGGGACTCCTCCGGTTGTAGGTACACCCGTTGATGACGATGAGGACGAGAAGAAAGTACCTCCTCCGAATCCGAAGAAGAAGCCTCCCACGCCATTGGCTGCATTCGCAAAGAAGAAGGGACCGCCGGTTCCGCCGGCTCAGTAACAGACTCCGCAACACGTGTTGCGGTGAGTCGGAAAGGATCGAACCATGGCATTGAGACTCAAAGGGCAAGAAGTTGAAGTTCGGATCATCAAAGCGGGTGTACTTCAGGACACCATTACGAAGATCAAGAACTTTGAACTTGAGGTGAAGCTCGATCTGCTTGAAGAAGACTTCCTCGGTATGACCACAACCGAATACGACGAAGTATATAGCGGAGTCGGATTCAGTTTTGAGATGCAGTTGGATAGTCCTGACTTCCTCGACTTGCAACGAGCAATCATTGACAAGGCACGCCGAATCACACCCGACGTGCAATACACCATCACGGGAACGTTGTTGTTCCCTAGCGGTGCAACTCGCGCTCTGATTATTCCGGATGCGCATTTCGGTGCGCAACCAATCAACGCTGGAGGCCGGAAGGAATACGTCACAGTGTCGTGCGAAGGTGCGGCCAGTGACTATACCATCCAATCGTTGTAAGATAGACCTCGCACCCCGCTGTGCGATTGTGGGGGGATGGTCGTTAGCGGCTCCGTAGCGGAGACGGAGTTGGCCTCCCGCTAACGATTCATCCCCCCAACCCTTTTCTGGAGGCCCGACAATGAATACCCGTGAGATCAATCCGACCGACGTACAGAGTGATGAGATTGTGGAGGAAGCGGCTAAGGTCGTTTCAAACATGCTGAATCCGAGTGCATCAAAGACGAAGACCGTAAAGGGTGCACCGGAATGGGCAATCATCCCCCCAGGGTTCAGTCCACCACAAGGCGCGCGAGTGTGCTTTATGAAGTTCCGTGCCGAATGGACCGATACGCCGGAGAAGGGGGACCGTCAATGCATCATCTGGTCACTGAGCCTTATGGATGAACGCAATGCGCTCGCACGTGCGCGTGGGGACGTTCTCCGAACACTCGATGAGATGGCAAAGCAAACGGTGCGGGTTGTCGACGGCAATATGGTCGACTGGACCGGTAAGTTGCGGGAGGGGGATCTCGATATGTGGTGGAATGACATCGGGCCCCGTTGTAGGACGCTCATTCAGCGCCACTACAATCAGACTCACAACTTGACGGCAGCGGAGCAGGAGGATTTTTTCGAGAATTGCATCGCTGTTCTCGTGAGGGATTGAGTCCGTTCGATAACACCAAAGTTCGACAACTAGAACTTTTAGGTGTGGACCCAGATCCCTTAGTGAACCTGCTCCGCGTGAAGATGTTAGCGCAAGAAATGGACGCGGTGCAGATAGAGCGAATACGGTTCAAACAGAAGATTCAGTTGGGTCGCTATGCCCGCCAATCAGTCCTGCAATGGGACGACGTTTCTCTAAGCGACTTTCTTCTGTACTATGATCTAATGACCGAAGTGGTCTCGTCCGAAAACACAACAATCCCCACTGAAGATTGAGGCTGAGATGGCTGACAATCAAGCTGAAGTATCAGTAAACCTACGCGCCGACGACAAGGCCAGTGATGTCATTCGCAATATGCGCTCTGAGTCGGATAAGGCGTCCGAATCCGTACAGGGGTTGGGCGGGCGATTGGCAACTATGGCTCAACAGGCCGTCTCTAACTTCGTTGGCAACACGGTGATTCCGAAGGTTCTTGAGTATGGGTCGGAGTTGGTAAACAACGCGATGCATGTTCAGGAACAAGTGCGCAAGATTGGGAGTTACTTCGTGACCTCTGCTGGTGCGGAGTGGGGCACGGCTATGGAGAAGGCTGAGGGGGTTGAGGCCGAATTGGCGAGGATGGCAATTCGTATCGGTATGGATATTGATACGGCACGCGCAGCATTCTCAAACATGGCAAAGGCTGCCGATGCTGGCGAAGGTTCAATTGACAACGTTCTAAAGCGCACTGAGCAATTGATGCAAATCTCCGACATTACGTTGGAGCCGGTTGAAACACTGGCATCAGAATACGCAATGATGGAGAAAGGCATCGTACGTAGTAAGGGTGCGCTTACTAAGATGCTGTTCAGTACTGGCATTTTCGGTAAGAACATCAAGAAGGCTGGAGCGTATTGGGGGAAGCTAACCGAAGAGCAACGCAAGTCCGCGTTGGACGATGCGATTGGTAAGTTGGCAAATAAGATGGAGGCTGCTCCGCAGTCGATGGCATCACTGCTATCTTCGTTGAATGCCGTCAAACAACGAATCATGGATATTGCTGGTAAGAACCTAGTTGCCAATATGACGCCTAGGGTTCAGGCCCTTCTGGATTACTTGGAGCGCAAACGTCCACAACTCGAACAGATGGCATCGAAGTTTGGTAATGAGTTGGCAATTGCTGGCGACAAGGGTGTGGAGTGGATTAGTGAGAAGTTCGATTACCTCATTTTGCATTGGGATGAGGTAATGAATTCGATCAAGGACGGGGCAACTAAGGTCTACAAGGTCGCGAAGTTCATTGTGGATAATGCGGATACGATTGCGTATGCGTATGGGCTACATGCATTGAGCCCCACCATACTCGCAGGTATCCAAAATGCAGGCGCCCTGAAGGCTATGGGGAGCGGTATCACAGGGTTCACAGGGTTGCTGGCGGCAGCGAAGGGTGGACTTGTCGCATTCAGCGCCCAATTGGCAGCAGTAGCCCTCGCCGTGGGAGCGGCAGTAGTCGCATTCATGGCCGCTAAGGCTCAGTACGATGCTTTGCAAAAGGAAGGCGGAATGAGTGCGGCATGGCAGTCATTCCGGTACGGGAACAAGGCATACTCTGAAGCGGACTTGTCGGGATTCCGTAACTCGATGGAAGAGGCACTCAAGAGCAATAGGCTTGAGACGGCTGCTGCTATTCTGAAGACCAAACAGGAGGCGGTTGCTGAGCGCAAGACTGCTGCTCAGCAGCAATTCGGAGCCGATGCCCCTGAGCACTACAGTGCGATGGGCATCACTGCGATGGAGAATCTGGTTGAGGACTTCAGCAAACGAATGCCCACCATGGGGGACATCGCTGCCGCAAATGCCATTCAGACTCAGGCCGAATTGGTTGCGATGTATAACATGGCAATCCGTTCTGACAATCAGGCCCTAGCGTCATATGTGGCGAGCATTGCGGGGCGGTCTGAAGCCCTTGCCTATGGGTTGGCCGACAATGCGACGTTGATTGAGGGTGGGTTCGATTCCTTCATTTCACGCCTAGACGATAAGACAAAAGAGTTCGTTGGTAGTATGAATAAGATGTACGGGGAGGCACATCCGGGGCGCACGGGTAGGAAGGAACCTAAGGTGGAGTCTGGTGTGCATATGCACGGGGGGCAAACATTCCAGATCAAGCAAGAGTTCCGCGAGGCAGACCCGGATCGAATTGCCATCTACATGCGGCGAGATTTGGTGAAGGCTGCTACGGCACGGGCCCGCTCGCGCGTGCGCACACCATTTGGAGTTTAGGTCCGCAACACGTGTTGCGGTAGGAGCGAATCATGCCGACCATTACGATCAAGGATTCGACCGCCAATAAGATTGAGATCATGACGAACGTCATGACCATAACGGAGTTGTCTGGTCGTAAACGCACCATCACCCTAAGTCAGACCAGTCTACCCAAGAAGGGAGCCAATTGGGGTATTGAACAGCGTCTACCTACGGTGTTCCCACCCGGAGCAATTGAGGGCTCTCAGCAGGTGTTGGGACCCATTCCGGTTGATACGACGTTTGAGGGGGTATGGCGTCGAACTAAATTGGGTCGTAATCCGGTGGTTGTTGATGAGAGCGGTAGTGAGACTCGTATCATCTACCCTGAAACCGTTAGGGCGTTGATTGAAGATGTTGTGGCGCGGGGCTCACTCCTACAGGTTACATGGCAATCCATAACCAGGAATGGGCGCATTGCTCGCTTCAATTGTCCGATTGATACCCGATGGGACATTCATTGGGAGATGACTCTGAAGTGGGTTAGCTTTGGACCGTCATTCCCAGAACGGCTGGTGTTGACGCGTAGTGGTGGGGGTACTCAGGCATTGATTGATGGGCTGTTGTTGGATTCTGAAACTCTAGGGGTGTTGGACGGCGCAACCATAGCGGTCGATAAGAAGGCAAAGAAGTCAAAGGGTGCACCGGAATTGACCATCGGGCAGGTGAGTGCATTTCTGGATGGTCCGAATAGGTTGGTTCAGCAATTGGGACGTAAGGTGCGGGAGCTTACGGGGAAGTTGAAGGCCGTGGCCGATCTGGCTACTAAGTTCAAACAACAACCTGCACTGATTACGAATACGATTCTGGCTACATGCGAGAACATTGTGGCTCAATGCAATCAGTTTCAGGATGAATATGGGCGCAACCCCCCGGAGGTGTCGTCTTACGATACGCGGGTATCGAGCATCACAAACATGGTTCGATATTACGCTGAAGCCAACAGGCTTGCTGATGCTTTGAAGGAGAAGGCTCAGGCACTTAGGGACGAACAGAAACGTAGGGCTGAGGCGTTGAATGAAACGGGCGTAATCTCCGATATCATTGCCCTTCATTTGGTGAGGGATGGAGATACGCTGATGAGTATTAGTCAACGCTACTATGGCACTCCTGACAATGGGTCAGTGATTGCGAAGGCTAACGGGTTGAAGTATCCGATTTTCGCAGCCGAAACCACGACTGGGCGCCCCGATATTGGTGGTAAGACGTTGTTGGTAATTCCGGTCATTAGGAAATAGACATGTCACAATCATACTACCCCCTATGCCGAGTCCGTGTGGTGGTCAGATTCGAGGAATTTGGTAAGGAGTTGTCTACGCCGCCACCCAAGAAGCCGCTTACGCTACGCAAGGGTTCAAAGGATGACGGCGAAACGTTGGAGTATGTACTTGATCCGGATTCTCCCGAGGGAACTAAGCGCTACATGTTGGCGGGTAAGGGTAAGACTAAGGCGCAAGAAGCAAGTGCTGACGACCGCACGCAAGTGATTGACGGAATCCTTCCTACAAGCGCGACCCTAACTCGCAATTCGATCGTTAGTCCCGATACGTTGGAGTTGGAGATTCCGTATTTGGACTTCCCGTTTGACCCCCGTCTCATTAGGTCTTGCGCGGTACAGTTCTATATGGGGACCGTAAAGGCTGACGATTGGCAAGACAGTATTGGGAGGGGTAGGTCGGTGGCGTTGCCCGATAATGGCATCTATAAGGTCGGAGACGTGTCCAATAGGGCGTTCGATGGTTGGGTGGATTCGTATAGGGTGGAGTGGAGTGAGGACGGGGTTGGGAAGGTCAGTTTGTCGTGCCGTGATGGGACGCAATTGTTGGTAGACACCAAAGCTCCTCCCCAACTGAAGTTCGATGTGAAGTTACCGCTCGATGAAGCGGTTGCCCAATACCTATCCAACTTTCCGCAATTCGAGGGATTGAGTGTTGAGTACCGCCCGCCCGGTACGGAGCCCCCCACAATCTCCGATTCATTGGTAAAGGGTATTGACCCCCAGACTACAGGGCCCACTAAGGGCAACGATAAGATGAGTGTGTGGGACCATCTGATGGATATGGCGGGCATCGCGGGGCACGTAGTCAGAATGGACGGGAACGTGATTGTGATTCAGCGCCCGCGCACCCTATACGCGAACGGCTTTTCAAGGTCAACTGACCCGTACGTGCCTAAGGTGGTCAATGGATTGGATTGCACGTATCGAACACTCGTGTACGGCCACAATCTTCGGAACTTCGATGTTGCCCGCAAGTATTCGGATGCAGTGCCAACCAACATCGAAGTTCGGTGTTATCTGCCTAGCCGTAAGAAGACATTGGCAGTGAGGTTTCCTGGTGTGGCGAGTGCAAAGACTGGAGAAAAGACCGATAACAAGGTCGTGGTTTATCGGGTGGATGGTGTGGGCACTAAGGAGGCATTGAAGATAATTGCACAATCCATCTATGAGCAGATCAGTAGGCAAGAAATGGAAGTGTCATTCAAGACTGCCGGTCTAGCTTCGTTGGGTAACGACAATGACACTCCAGACTTGTTGTGGTTGACGAGTGGTGATGCCATTCAGGTGTTGTTTGCGCGAGATAAGGATTCAAGCCCGTTAGTGCCCGCTGATGTTGCTCAGGTCGAAGAAGCATTGCTGGACCGTGGACGTATGGTTGCGTACCTGAAAGAGCTTGGGTATGCGTCGTCTGTAGCGAATGCTTATGCTGATGTGTATGCGGACGCTGGATACCAAACCATATTCCGCACTAACGAAGCAACGTATGATTGGTCAATCGAAGAGGGATTGCATATCAACATCAAAGCCATCAACTACATTGAGGTTCGCAACGATAAGCCCTTACCGGGGGACTTGGAACCTACACCGGAGGCCAAATGACATCGCCGTTCAACAACGTATTTCCTGACATGATTGGGTGGCTTCAGGACGCACTGGCAAGTCCTGGGATGGATACGCGTGTGTGGAGTAGCTACGGAGTTGTGGACAAGGACCGTAGTGATGATGAGGGGGGTAAGGCCGTTCAGTTTACGAAGGAATGGGGACCTACGGTGCGGGTCGTATTGCAACCTGACGACAACCTAGTGACGTGTCGGGTTTCGGCCCCCATAGCAGGGAGTTTGGAAGCTAGTTGGAATCCGTTCGGTGCTGGTGATGAGGTGTTGGTAGTTATGCCGGGAGGGTCGTTGTTGGCGCCTCCTGTGATTGTTGGGCGCCTCAACAACGAACTAGACGGGTTTCCCGAGAAGGTTGCTGGTAAGGAGACCAATCAAAACAACTTAGGGTTCACGCGCAGTCGAATTCCATTCATCTTTGAAACGTCCAGTCTTTGGATGGTGCGTTCAGCCCTTACGGGCGCGATGCTGGGCATTGATGAGTTGGGCAACCTTACCATCCGTGACGGGGAAGGTAGTGCCCTACAATTCGGTCCTAGCGGCTTTGCGATGCAGGACAAGGAGGGTACGGGGCAGATAGCTCTGAATACGGTTGAGGGGTTCGCCAGTATGTGGATTCGGAACACCCTAATAAAGATGGATGGCACCGAAATGAACATTGCGGCAAGCGGAAACGTCGCAATCAGTTCGGCAGGCAATGTTCCGGTTCTACATGCCATTACGCTTGAACAGCTAATCAACGTACTGACTGCGTGGTTGACGATATTAGCAAATGCTATGACGTTGTTACCAAATCCAATCACGCCTGCATCGTTGGCCCCGTTGTTCGATCCTATGCTCGCGGGAGGCGGATTCATAAATGCTGCGCTCGCAATGGCGGCCGGAAATGCGAACGGTGCATATGGGGCAATGTTCACAGCCATACAAGGGGCAGTATCGTCATCCATGGCAGTGACCCCTCTAACACCGGGCGCGTGTTGTCCGGCCATCGTGCTAGGATAGGAGGCAATCATGGGTTCTCCTCCCCCGCCCCCAGAATCATCCAGTAATGACCAAGATGTGGTTGAGGCTGGTGTGGACTTCGACCTCAATCCGCCTACGGCTAGTTCGTTGTGTGGATTCAAGTTTCCGCCGACATTCAGCTTCTCATTTTCATTCCATATACCGGGGTTCCCCGCGTGCATAACTAACCCCCTAAGCTGCATTCCAATCCCGTGGTTATCGCTTTCATGTGACCTGTCCAACCCCATCAGTGGGGGGTGGGGAGGAGAGCGTACCGACACATCAGATAAGCCAGACGATGAAGATAAGCCGTGGGTAGAGTAGAATCGGATCGCCGCAACACGTGTTGCGGTGAAAGGGTTCTACGATGTCCGGTCTATATGCGTCTGATATCTACGGAGTTGATCCGTGGGGAACTACAGGTCCCGCTCCGGGCCGTAGCATCCTAGCGGAACCCGTTCGTGAGAATACGATTCGCATTGCATTCTTCGCACCCGTTCTCATCAATTACTTGGAAGACATCAGAGACTCTCTGACTCCCAACAAGTACGTGGTGAATGCGATAAGTGGCGTAGGACTGGATGGGAATGCCGTACATGAAGTGAGAGTCGTAAAGGTGATGACGGTTGATGGTGAGCCCGCCCAACTGGACATCGTATTGGATCGCAATCTCTCTCATTGGCCGTGTCGTTATGAAGTGCAGGCATTCGGCGTCTATATGGCGACGGGTGCATTGTTTCCATCCCCTATGGTGGTGGAGTTTGACAGCGTTAGGGAGGAATTCGTAAAGCCGTCTGTGGACTTCTATAGGTCTACGAAGGACGTGAGTAACCCTACGTCGCTGTCGGCCCTACTGGACCCCGTACCCGATGTGAATGACTTCAATTTGGGGTCATTCACGTATGGCGATGATGGGGATTATGCGATGGACGAAGGTGTGGAGAATCTGCGTAAGCGGCTATATCGCAGAGTGATTGTCAAACCAGGGGGGTTCGTGTGGCTTCCGGAATACGGGGTTGGGATTACGAATTACGGTAAGCGGGTGAACAGTGCCGGAATCCGAGAGAAGCTAAGGTCGGAAATGGAATCCCAAATAAACCAAGAGCCGGACGTGAAGGCATCGAAAGTCTTACTTGCACAGTCCACGACACCGGGCTTGTTCAAAGTTTACATGAAGGTTCTTACGAAGGATAACAAGGCGTATCAATTCGCATACGAATACCCCCTAGTGGATTCGGTGTTCTAAGGAGTCAATCATGTCTGACCTACCTACGAGACTCGACCTCTTCAACATCGGGCGTTCCTACGTGAAGAGTAGGGCTGCTCGCATTGACCCCGCCCAAATTGACATTACGGGGTCCGATGTGAATCTTTATGTGGGGAGCAATTCGGTCATTGGTGCCGAACTAGTCAACCAACTGAATGCTGCAATTGCCACACTGTTCTTGGAGACTGCCGAGAATGACGATCTAGATAGGTATGTGTGGGACCGATACCGGGAGACCCGCAAAGCTGCATCACCCGCGTATGGGGTGGTTCGGTTCTATAGGGATGTAGCGACTGCGGGTGCCGGGTCTGTTCCGTTGGGTACTAAGGTCGGTACGAAGACCGGTATCGAATACGTTACAACGACAGTTGCGACGTTTGATACGACGGATACGGTTGCGTATGCAAACGTCCGCAGTACTCAGGCCGGTAAAGCCCAACAAGCGGGGCAGAATGCCATTCGGCGGATTCTCAATCCGGCGTTGTTGTGGGATCCGTCGCTGAAAGTGAACAATGATGCCGCAACTGCACACGCTAATGACCGAGAGCTTGATTCGGTGTTCCGTGAGCGTGTACGTGATTTCTGGTTGAGTGCCAGACGAGGGACATTGTCCGCAATATCGTATGGCGCACGCCGTGTTCCAGGTATCTACAGTGCGTCAGCAATTGAAGCCCTAACTACTGACGCGCAACCCGCGCGTGTAGTGAATTTGTTCTTGGCTGACGAAAGTGGCATTGCCTCACAGGCAATCAGCCAATCCGTACTTGCGGAGTTGATGGAGTGGAGAGCGGGGGGGATTGCTGTCATCCCATACACATGCAACGTTCAGATGCAGAAAATCACCTATAAGTTGCAATTCATTGCAGGAGTAGAGACGGCTCCGGTGGTGGATAAGATTCGGGCCGTTACGGCGGAGAAGGTCAATACGCTAGGCGGCAATGAGACGCTTATGAGGTCTATGCTGTTCTCGATTCTGGAGATGTATAAGGGTGCGGGCCTGATTCCATCTCAGGACAGCATTGTTGAGCCAGCGGGAGACATTGTTCCGGCTACCGGTTACACGATCCGCACTGACCTAACCAATGTGACGGTGCTCTGATGAGTGGCATTTACACGAAAGATCAATTGCTCGCCATATGGGTGAGCGCTACCGATAAGAGCTATAACGAACCATTCATTCGCAAGGGTGAAGGCAACGGGCTTGAGGCGTATACGCAAGGGTTCGCCCAGTATGAGCGTGTATCTAGGGCCATCGACAATACGTTCCAGTCCATGTTCATCAGCTCATGGAGTGGGCAAACGGCACCATCGGCAAGTGGTGAGAAGCGCGCACGTGTATCGCTGAAAGTGAATCGAGAGAAGCTATTCGAATTGCCTGTTGTTGTGCCTGTTGAGTTGATGGTTGAGGAGATTGCTACGGACCATTCTGCCGATGGGGCGGTGGAGGTTAGGACTGGGCGTAAGTATGCAATCACGGCATCGGTTGCATGGTTACCAGGGGAGAGCCAAGAACAGAGTGTTGGGGCTGTCGCCACCGTGCCTGGATGGGGGCACAACAATCCAGATGTCAACTCCATCAGAGGTATTGTGCAGTACGGTAAGACCCTAATAGGGGCAGCGGCAACGGTTGAGAGTATGTTCCCGCGCGAAGTGCTTACGGCCGAAGCTGGGGGTGATAGTTTCTACACCCCACATATCGGACAGTATGTTCGGTTCACTGCGGGGTGGAATGCTGGCAAAGTACGTAAAATTGGTGAGTATAAGGGTTCATCGACCGTAGATGCCGGTAAGGTAGCATTGGATGCCATTATGGTGTTCTACGGTTCATTCTCAGCAGGTCAATTCGCTATTGGTGAGGAGGTAATGGACTCCGTCACGGGCGCACTGGGAGACGTATTGGCTATCAACGGGACTGCCACTACGTTGATGATTAGGCGCAAAGAGGGAGTGTATGGGTTGAGTGGTGCGCTGATTACGCCATCCGCAACATTCAACTTCACATCAGTCGATATGACCGGAATGTGCTACGCATTGGGAATCGGTACCATTACCGGCCCGATGGATGAAATTGGGCATGAGACTGTCGATCAAGCCGTAACGGGTGCGACGGGATTTCTAGCAGCCATTGTTGGAAGTTATGCATTCATATACCCAACTGGGAACGTCGCATTTGACGGCACTAATCTTATAGCTGGATGGACAAGTGGAGAACTCATTTTCCCGGTTAGTGTGGGGGTCGATCCCATGCTGGTGAATGAGACAACTCAGACGGCTTCGTGGGAGATTCTGAGTTGGGATGATGACTTGGGGATTGCATTCCACAATGAAGCATCTCCAACCTTGGGGCGTAGCGGTACGCTCGATGAGTTGGGAATGGAACGTAAAATCCCAAGGGTATCGGGTGAAAATGATGCCCAATACAGTGAGCGTATATCGAAGTTGGCTGACGTGGTAAGTCCGAGGGCAATAGCGAGAGCTGCAACTAGGATTCTTCAGCCGCTAGGTGTTAGTCCGTGCATCAGGGAAGTTGGGCAATTGGGGTTCAGGGGGTTCTATTACGACGTTCCCACTAACTATGCTCCTAAGTATGCGTTCGCGTGGGATATGGACTTCAGTGTGCGCCCCCAAGATGCGTGGAAACTCCTACTCAGTTATGCGGACTTCCGAGCCTTCATGGCAATTGGGGTTCCGCCTACCGGTATTGGGGAGTTCGGATTCGCATATGATGACCATCCGTTGGGATTCTTCGACTCCACACCATATCTAACGTTCTTTGATGGTTATCCAGTGACGACAAGCAATGTCCTGAAGTCGTTGTGGAATGACATCAACCAACGCAAAGCGGGGGGCGTCGGATTCGTAATCTACTCAGAATCAGACGGTTGCGTGCATGAATAATGACGGATGAGACCTCATCCGGTATCTTCTAACAGAGAGGTGATAAATGGACGGTTCGAACCGACTCGTAGTCAACACGCTGGAACGCGCAGTATCGACTGACATCAACCGAATGCAGTCATTCAAAGACGCAATGGTTGGTGAGTTTGCCCGCTACTTCTTTGGAGTGTATGAGAATTCCGTAGAGTTGATTGGTGGTGTGGTTAGCCAACCGGCTCCGGGGGCGTTATCACCCTACGTCAACCACGGTGTGGTCAACGGACTACTCCCCAAGCCGATCAACGGAACGCTAGATATGTTGATCGAACCTGGATTGCTGTTCACGGAGGATGCGGCGTACACACCAGCCAATGACTCGTTCTGGCGATACGTCAAAGATCCGGGTGTTACGACTACGGGTGTACTGACACTTACGACGGGTTCACCTGGTACCCGCATTGACGTGATTGAGTGTCAGTATGTGGACACCGTTATTGAGCAGGATAACCGGGACATTTTCAATCCGTCGACGGGGTTGTTTACTCCGACACTCGTCGATAAGGTCAAGGCCGGTAGGTTGCAGTATCGTATTCGTACCGGAACGTCAGGCGCCGGATTTCCAGGTGTGGTTGCTGGATGGATGCCTTTGGCGGTTGCGTCTGTACCCAATACCGCCACAAGTTGGGATGATGTGACGCTGTATGACGTCCGCAATTTGGTGTCCAAATATCATAACGCCCCATTCGCATCTTGGAAGGCTGATGCGGAATTGGAAAGCAACCATATTTCGGCAGCGTGGGATGCTGGTCTCACTAACCTCTACGTGACCGGAAAGGCTAAGGGGCGTATTGGGCAATTCATGATTGAGGGGTACATTTCGAATCACCCAACCAACGCCACGAGTTTCAATGCTGCTAACCATGCATTCTGGCAAGCTGGACTCGCCGCTATGACTGCGGGTGCACCATGGTACGTCTATGCGTGCTTCCCATTCGGATTGCCATTCTGGCGGAAGTACAACGGAGCACCGAATTCGCCTCGACGGCCTGCCGGGATGTGTGGGGTGTTGACTGTTAGCCAAATTGTCCCAACGTCGCGCGGGTTGCCTAACGCAGTCATTCCCCTACCTACTGCGACAGGTTTGGGGGGTTCCACACAATTCGCAATTCCAATCGCTGCCGGATTACCATCCACCACAACGGTCGGTGAAGGTGGTGGATTCCTTACTGACGGGCAATGGACCATCTTTGATGAAGGTGTGACAGCCGTAACTCCATCAACCATGGCTCCAGCGGCCGGTTCAGGTACATCGCAGTACAACTACACGGATGGAGCCCTGTATCCTGGGCACGCGCGTGCATGTAAGTACCTAGTCACTCGTTCGTATACGGTTCCGGCCCTAGGTGCCAATACGGCGCTCAATCTTAGAGCGGTTGTCAGGGTATGCGATGCGGTGTCGGGTGCCACAATTGCGACAGTGTCTCAACACTACCTCACACTCGTCGGTAAGGCTGGTGACACCGCCATATCGACAGTATTCATTATTGAGGTTCCGCATTTCCTAAGTCTGGCTCTCTTGGGTTCACGTCGAATTGAAATCGACTACAATCCAGACTTCGGCGGCGTAACGCCATCAGCCAGAACCGAAACCGCTACAATCATTGGGTGGAAGATAGCAGACTGACCGCAACACGTGTTGCGGTGTAGGAGGCCAGCTATGGCAACGAATCAGTACGACTTGGATAGGGTTGCGCATTCCATTGTTGAAGAGGCTTTGCGCATTGCGCACGTGCGATGGGATGACAAGTGGGAGCACAAGCATCTAGGCGAGTCTGCTGGCGTGAATATGGTGGCCTTCAGACAACTACTTCCCAAGGGTGCTTATTGGGATTTGGCTAAACCGTTCAGGTGTTGGAAGGAGAATGGGACCTATAAGACGCAAGGAGTGTCTACGTGTGGTCTGATTGCTCTCGGCATCATTGGGCGTGTACTTGAGAGTATGGGCATTTCGATGCCCTGGATGACTGAGAAGTATTGGGATTGGACAGACCCGTTGGGTGCCAATGACAAGGCGTACAATGACCTGGACGTGGTGTCGTGTCTGACTATGTTGGGACTTGCGACCCAATCCCGGCGTCCTAAAGGTGTATACCCACAATCTGGTGACATGGTCTGCATAGGTAGTGGTACTGCCACACATGTCTTCACCGTAGTGTCCACTGATGGGCATTATGTGTGGTCGGTGGACGGGGGCGCCGTAGATACGGAACACGGGAATCTGCAATGTGTCCGGTTGACTAAACGCGATTGGAGGGGATTGCGCGTCAACTGGATAATCAATACAACCGAATTGGTGCGCAAACTATCAAAGTGAGGCGTAATGAACTCGGCATACATCCCTCTGATCGCAATCGTAGTTTCAGTCGTGATGGTTGTAATTCAGGCCCTCACACGATACGGAGTTGCCAAGACTGAGGAAGGGAACAATAGAAGGTTCGAGGCACTTGAGACGGCAATCGAAGCCAACGCGGTATCGGTTCAAGAAACAGCGAAGCAAATTGCGGATATCCGTGTGGCAATACGTGGCCTAGAGACTCAGATGCTCAAACATTCCGATATAGTCAGTAGGGAGTTGTTTGATGCGAAGGTTGAAAGTCTCAATCAGCAGTTGGTCAACATCAGTAAGGTGCAGGCTGAGGTTGTGTCCAAACTTGTGAAGGTACTGCACCAAAAGGAGACGGCCCTATGATTCAGAATCTCGCGAAGTTGTTTGCTCCGGATGGTCCGCTGTCGATGCTGAGTAGTCGAAAGGCGTGGGTCGCTGTGGCGGCCATCGCGGCTGCCGGTCTGATGTTGTATCTGACCAAAATCAATAGTGCGGAGTTCCTGAACTTCGTACAGAACATTGTCACGCTGTGGATTGGTGCCATTGCTGTTGAGAAATCAGCCCTCTATCTAGGGCCCTATCCGAACGGTAAAGCACCAGACGCGCCGACAACCCAACCCACTCAACCAACAACCCAACCAATAGAGTCAAAGGGGCAATGACAATGAGGAATGCAATCTCAACGGTTCTGTCGTTCGTAGTGTCCATCATGGCACTCATCGGTCTACTGATGTGCACTAATGGGTGTTCATCGAGCTTCGTGAAAGCTCAGCAAGAAGGAGTCATGACTGCGATTGCCGCAACCAACGGCGGCGGATTCACACTCCTACAGTTGCGGCAATCGGAACGGTTGGCGTGCGTCGATAAAAGCGATACACGTCCAAAGGCCGAAGCCTGCATTGCTACGGTTGATGAGAAGTATAAGGCTCCATTGGAGTCGTTCTACTACTTCAGAGAAACAATGACGGCATGGCAGAATGCCTTGTTGCTATACCAGGATGGGAAGCTGTCGGAGGCGGAATTGATTCCGTTTTCGGCTGAGGTGCTGAAAGCATATACGAACTTGGTCAAGGCCCTTACGCCACTGGGAATCAAACTCCCAGCATGGAATGGAGTCTGAGATGGTAGTGCCCATTCCCAAAGAATTGGCCGACTCTGTTTCGACAATTGCGAAGGAGTTGGCATCACTACTGCTCAGCAGAGGAGCCACCGAAGAACAGATTCGCAATCTGTTTCTCCAATTCCGCAACACAACCGCATCTTGGGATCTTCAGAAGACCCAAATGGATGTTGAGTTGCGGAAGGCGTTGGATGCGAAGTTCGGGCCCGCGTAGGAGGCTCCTATGTCGATGAATGAGAAGGCACTTGAGGGGTTGAAGGTCTGGGCTAAAGGCCGAAAGACCAGCACCATCAAGGAGCATTTGGAAGGGAAGGCTGAAGACCCCGAAGCGCTGGCGGTTTGGATTCGCAAACAAGCGCTAGGGGAGGAGGAATTCAAACGTCATCAGGAGATGGCTCGGAAGAAGAAGTAATCTCCTCCACCACTGTAGTCTGAAGGGGTTGCTCTGACCCCGCCATCCAACTCACCAACATTGTAAGCCCCGCCCACTCATCTTCATCGTTGTTGTGAAGATGGTTGGAGACGGTCATGTTTGTCGAATTGAATCGGAGTGTGCGGGGACCACTTACTCCTTCGGCAAGTTCTCCTTTGAACGTGTCGGCTGCTGGTCTGACATTGAATTCCAACAGGAAGTCTACATCCTTGAGATAGTGAGTGATGTAGTCGACGAACGCCTTAGTTTCCTCACCACTGGCAATCACCGCAACACGTGTTGCGGCGGAATGCAGGCCGATTCGTTTCAGATAGTTACTGACCTCCATGGCGTTGTGCTTCTGGATCTCTTTTCGGTAATCGTGACTGGTATTGCCTGGGATGTAGGCCAACTGAAACTCACATTCCACACCTTTGGATTCGACCATCTTGGCGATGAGGAAGTCAATTGGTTCGGTTGTGTGCTTGGGGTTGATGTAAAGGATGGTCAGCATGGGGCTCCTATTGTGTGCAAACTGAAACGGGGGTTGTTACAAATTGGGCATACGGCATAATTGCCGCATGGGACATATCAACATCATTGTGGACAACCGTCTACGTCTAGATCCCACTACGCCCGATTGGGTTGTAAGGAGGTTGTGCGTACCGTTCATCCATAAGAATCCGAAGTTCGCCGAATTGAAGTCTCGTGGCTATTATGCCGCAAAGGAGCCTGAATTCATTCGCACGTATGAGATTGATGAGAATGACCAGGCATCGTTCCCCCGTGGTGGTACCGATAGACTCCGTAGCACATTGAAAGACATTGGGTATGAGTGGGCATTCAGGGACCTAAGTGTGGAGGGAATGCCGGCATCCATTCCGCCCCATAGGCGCACACCCTACGGTTACCAAGAAGAAGCCATTACGATGGCTCTACGACGCCGTAATTGCCTCATTAGGGCGCCAACCGGGGCAGGTAAGACAACTATCGCGCTTGCCATAACGGCACGTCTCCAACGCTACACCCTAATCATTGTGCATCAGTACGGTTTAGAGAAGCAGTGGATGGAGCGGATTGTAGATGAGTTGGGCATACCGGCGAGCGATATTGGAATCATTGGTGGAGGTAAGTTCAGAATTCGCCCCGTAACGATTGGCATTCAGAAGTCCATATTCAACATCATGGAGAAGGGCGGAGAAGAGGCAGATGAGTTGCGGCGCACGTTTGGATTGGTAATTGGGGATGAGATTCAGTTGTTCGCTGCTCGCACGTTCATTGGGTGCATCGATCCGTTTCCAGCTAAGTATAGGTTGGGAATAAGTGCCGATGAAACTCGTGCCGATAGGAAGGAGTTTCTGATTTACGACCTATTTGGGAAGGTAGCGGCAGACATTCCCAAAGAACGGGTGTTGGAGCAGGGTGCCATTGTGGATGTGGAGATTAGGGTATATCCGACTAACTTCACATGCCCCGAATATACCGACGCATATAGGCCGGATTTCAATCTGTTGCTTGAGCGGATGAAGTACGACGTTGATCGCAACGAAGTTGTGATGAATGCGATTGCTGAAGCCCGTAAGCTGGGAACTGTAATGGTGTTTTCGCATCGCATTGACCATTGCCACCTAATTGACTCAATGTGCGCGGAAGCCCGTATCAAGTCCGGTCTGATGATTGGTAGTAAGGAGTGGGCAAGTGCATTCGACGCTACGAAGCTAGGGTTGAAACAAGGAACGATCGATGTGGCGATTGGTACGATCAAAGCGATCGGGCAAGGACTGGATATACCGAGCGTGAACAGCGGAGTAGTAACAACCCCACTAGCTGGCGGTAAAGGTAAACAGCAATTTGGACAAGTGAGGGGGCGAATTTGTAGGGCCTCACACGGCAAAAGTGTAGGGTTCATTCACTACATTTGGGACCGGCATATTGTGGGGATTGCTGCGCTACGCAACCTGATTCGGTGGAACACCAAAGTCGTAGTTCTGAATGACGGAGTGTGGGTGGACGCCAAACGGTATGTTCAGCTATTGCGAAAGTCCCTAACGGATTTCAGCAAGGGAGGTATGTGATGAAGGTGCGGTCTATTACGGTTACGGTCGGACCCGTTACGTTTTCGCCAGTGTCATACAATACGTTTGTGGTCGGACCACTGAGTATGACGGCCGAGATTCAGGAGGGGGATGATGAGAAGGAGGTTATTGCCGATATGACCTCCACACTCAGAAAGATGTTAGCCCAACAACACGCAACTATGGTTGCTGATTACGCGAAGTCGCTCGATTACAACGATCGCGCAGTCAAAGAATTCATGCGCTCAAAGGGTAGGGGTTGAGCATGAGACGTAGGTTGGTGGACAACGAACCAATCCGCCGCAACACGTGTTGCGGTCCCGCGCGTACGTGCGCACATAATAATTTACCAGAAACAACCGCATGCGCCCGCGCACACGTACGTACGCATACGCGTGTGAATCCGGATTTGTGTTCCGCTTCGCTACACACAAATCCGGGGGAGCAAGGGGTGGGAATGACAGGTAATACCGCAACACGTATTGCGGTGCAGTTGGACTTACCGGAGGGGACCACTGAATTGGACTGGGAACTAGTTGGTAAACTGACAACCCCTCAAGTGGAGTCACCAATTGCGAATAAGATGGCTGATTGGGCACGCGGCCGAACCAAGGGTAGACAGGAATCTACGAGGGAATCAGCCCGTAAGGAAATGGAACGGATTATTGGTGGGGATGATTGGGCTAATTGCCGTCCAATCCATTTGGTTGAGCTATATGCGATGTTGCATGAGCGAATCTATGGGGTACCCCCTGAGGAGTTGGCGTCGAACAGGGTAAGGATTAGTGCAATCCGTACAATCGCCGACATGCTTAGGAGGCACTTCGCCAATGACGTTGAACGTATGGTGGACTTCATTCGGTGGTGCTGGGTACGGGAAGAAGGACGTCACAATTGGCGACGTAAGAATGGGGTTGAGTTGAAGCGCATGAATTGGCGTTGGCAATTCAGTCCATCAATGCTGACTGATTACAGGATGGCAATTGCAGACGAACGAGGGGACTAATGCGAACACGTCTCATTCAGTATCGGGATAAGATACCGTACGAGTTGCATGGGGTGATTGTGGGGGCGATGGGTGGGGAACCCTACGAGATATTCGACCCCCCGTGGTGGGCAATCCATCGATGGGTATGGTGGTTGTTTATGACTCGGTACCATGGCAGATGGCGAGCCATACGTGCAACAATCCGCAGACTACTATTGGATTTGAGACTATTGAGCAAACCTGCATTGGGAGAAGTCCGTCCTAGGTCTGAACCTAGCTTCAAATACGGCATAATCGATTTCCGCGTGGACCGATGGGTTCGCAGTGTGAGGGTGTGGAGAATTACCGAAGTGAATGTTTCATATTGGGAGCGCGTACCATGGCACGGAAACCGATAGATACCGATGACGAGAAGACACGAGTTGAACCGGTAGTGGTCAATCACAATACGACCAATGAGCAAATCATAATTGCGGCCGCACTGGCAGATGAATGGACCAGAAAGCGGTTGGTTCGGCGGTTCGGAAACCCCGATGCATTTGGGGCCAAGATTCATTCCAAGCTATGGGGGGCAATCATCACGATGGATGCGGAGAGGTTGGAGTTTGACCCCGCAACCATACAGTCGTTGGTTGATACGGATACGGCTGAGTATGCACAGGAGTTGGTGGATGCCCGCCCGGTTGTACCCCCCAACCTAGACCACCATATCGAGATGTTGGATTGGGATATGCGTAGGTTGAGGGTTGCTCAGACCTCATTGGCTGAACTAATCCACAACATAAAGAACCCGAGCGCCGGTAAGGATACGATTGCGACGCTCGCTAGGTCGATTTCTGAGGAGTTGGGGCACGGTGAGGATAGGTTGCGGATTGATTCGAATGAGGTTCTGACTAAGCAATTCGCAGACATCGATGCCCGGTGCAAGGGGATTGCAATCTACCCATATGGTTTGGATGGCTTTGACAGGTATGAGGACGACGAACCCCGAATCATGCCCGGAATGGCACCTAAACAGACAACGCTAATTACCGGGGTGAGCGGTAGTGGTAAGTCGTCTGTTACGGCCCGAATCATACTGGAACAGATAAGGATGGGCCGTAAGGTTGTGTATGGGGCATGGGAGATGAATCCCGGCATTACGCTGGAGTTGTTGGCTGTTCTGAAGTTGCAACTGAGTAGAACCAAATTCGTCGCAGGTCTCTACACACCTGCCGAGATCGTGAATGTGAAGGTTGCGATGCGGGAGCTTGCCAAGTTCATCACATTCATCGAAGTACCGAGTGTGATAATTCGACGTAAGAGGGAGACGCGGTCTTCAATACGCCCCAACAATACTCAGAGCATCAACCTGTTATGTGATGAGCTGGATGAGTTGAGTCCGGATGTGTTCGTTGGGGACTTGGTACGTAAGTCGTTTATGTCGTTGGACCCAGAGCAAGAAGAACTTGCACTGAATCTGTTTCAGCGGCGCATCGAGAACAGTAGTTACCACGCTATGTTCGTACAGCAACAACGACTCAAGGACATTGAGATGCGCCCCGATAAACGCCCTACACGCGAGGGCGTAAAGGGTAGTTCGGCATGGGTTGAGATGGCCGATACCGCGTTAGGGGTGCACAGGGAGGCGTTGTGGAAGGATGTGGACGACAACATCATTGAGATTGACGTCATGAAGCAACGATACGGGAAATGGCCGTTAGCAGTTCAATTCGATTGGAATCCACTGTTCTCAACACTCAAGTTGGGGAGGACTGTGGATTACTCGATTGGATTGGGGGAGGAGAACGGCGTAGGGGCTAGTGGAGTCGACACCATATTGGGACGCAAGGGGCGGAAATATGGGCGGCGAGGTTGACGTACCTAGGTTGTTGAGAGCGTTGCGAATTGATGCACGTCTGAATGGGAATGAGTGGTGGGCACCATGCCCTAATCCAAAGCACGCCGAACACATCCCTAGTTGGTCGATTAGGGATGATGCCGATAGGGAGAATCACGGAAACCATTATTGCTTTGGATGTGAGTGGGGCGGGGATGCGATTGAGTTGGCGAGCGTGGTTACGGGGATGTCCCGCAGGGCTACGCGTGAGTGGTTGGTAGAGCACGGGCTAATTCGTAGTAAGCGGGGTGAATTGCCAACAATTAGGGTTGTTGTGCGTAGTCCGGTGAAGACTGCTGTGAGCTTACCGTTTGGTGTGAATTTGAAGCCTCTTAGTGAGTGGTCCGAAAGCGCGAGAGCATATGCGGTTCGGAGAGGTATCACTGACGGTCAGGTAAGAGACTTCCGGTTGGGCTATGCAATACGGGGGCGACTAGAGGGCCGGATTGTGTTTCCGGCATACGATAAGAACGGTGCAATTACGGGTTACACGTCCAGAACGTTTAGAGACCACGAAACTAGGTATCTCAATCCCAACACCAGTGAGGGGTTTCCGGAGCACAAGGCAATCTTTGGGGAGCATTTATGGGATGGTGATTCGGTTGTGGTTACGTCGGAGGGGGCCATCAACGTACTCAGTGCTCACGCCGTAATGCCATCCATCAATGTGGCTGGCCTGTATGGGTCACATCTGAAGGAAACGCAAGTGCTGAAACTAGCGAGGTTTCGGAAAATCGTAGTGTTGGAAGACCCCGACCCAACCGGGCGTGATTATGCGGTTGAGTTGAAGGAAGCATTCTTTGAGTCGGACACCAGAGTGGTAGTTGCCAAGATGCCGGATGGGTACGACCCGAATGCCCTGTACTGTAAAGACCCTGAAGTGCTGAGATGCCTAATAAGGGAGGCTGTGAAATGAAAGCTAGTAAGGTTTCGGATGACGACATCATGTTGGCAATCGTAAAGGCGCGTGGAGTGCTTTCGAATGCTGCTCCCATATTGGGCATCAGTCGAATAACGCTTTGGAGATTGATTGGTAGCAGGGGGTTAGGGGACCGCGTTGATGAGGTGCGGGTGTCTATAGCGAATCATGGGCTTGAGGGTGTGCCTAAGAATAAGACCGTTCCAAGCCCATGGCCGCTGATTAGTCAGTACGCGTATGCGGGGCAGACCGATATGGTGTTAGGGATGTTGAGGGTGGCAATCGAGAAGGCCAGGGGGGACCTTAGGAAAGCTGGACGCCTATTGGGTATTAGTCGGTCCAGCGCATACAATTATGTGGAGCGCTACCAGCTCCGGGGGTTCGTTGCCGCAACACGTGTTGCGGCACGGGTTGAACGCGTACGGCGTAAGGCCAGGCCGAAGGGTGTGGGCCAACCCGAATGGAAGGGTCGGTGGAAGACTAAGGGCAATCACGGTTTAGTCGAACAAAATCGACCCTAGGTAGAATCGGAGCGGGGTCCAGCACCGGTTACCCTACCGGTCGGTCAAACGTTCGATCTAGGGCTACGCAAGATTTAGCACATAACCTCATGTGAAATTTCCACGATGTGCAATGGTTGCGTGGTTTCTGGGGTGTGCAAGGGATGTGCCGTTGCACCATTGCAAATTCGAAATTTGAGCATTGCAAGGTTGCAATATCACTCTGCGGTGAGCCAATTCTTCCACTTGGGTGGGCTTAGGTTACGCAGGGGTAAATTTCAAAGTTGAAATTGGGGGTGTGGCAAGTGATTGGATTTGCTCAGCCAAACCTTGGCACACGGGGTGCAATATAGCTTTTGTGCAAGGGCAGTAACGGTAACCAATTGCAAAAGGAGACGGGCAGATAGGTGTAGGTAGTGCGGTGGTAACGCGGGTTGACCTAGTGACCGCGTGAGGCGCACTGAAAAACCGGAGGGTGCATTGCGTGCACCCGTACGGCACTAGGCTGGATCTTTGACAACATAACGCAGTAAGCCAACGGGCGCACCATACGGTACCAAATGCAGGGAGGTAGGGTGCGCTACCGCAACACGTGTTGCGGTTAGGCTGCTAGAGACGGCGATATTTAGTGCTCTAAGCCTGTAACTAGGAGAGCGCCATGAACATGAAACAAGTTGTAAGGTGTGTGAATGATACGCTGATGGCAGACGTCGGGATTCAGTGCACTAACGCTAGTATAGAGCGTGCAGTGCGTGAAGATTGTGCAAATGTGGCAGGGACTTACCCAAGCAAGCGCGAGATTGAATTGCTAATCATGGGGGATGATGAAGGAAACATCCCTGAAACCGTAGTATGTAGGTTTCCGAATTTGAGTGCCCTAATTAGTGAGCAGTTCTAAATCGGTCCGGTACGTGTTACCGGTTTAGAGCACTAAATATCAAACTGAAGTTCAGTGCCCCGAGCCCGTAACCATTACAACAGAGTTGTGGGCGTTGCTGGCTCGGGGCACTCAATTTCGGGTGTGCAACGTAAAGCAAACAACGGAGAAATCATCATGAAGAAGAATGTAACTGCAACGTTCGCCGGAATCGTCAACGCCATCGCCGACAAGGGTGCAAAGTCCCCCCGCGAAGCTCGCGACAATTCCGCACGTATGGCCAAGTTGGTTGAGACGCTCTCAACTGGCATCCTTGTCCGTGAAGGGAAGAAGGATGTCAATGTGGGTCCAACCCACGGTCTTCACCTAGCAATGACTCTCATTCGGTACCAGATCAAAGCGGGTGAGAAGCCTGCACTCCCCGAGAAGTACATTCAGCGTTACCCGTGGGAGAAGGCCCACGACGCCCTCCTGGCACTGGCCGATGAGGCCAAATTGGATCGAGAGACCTTGTTGGGAGCATTCGGTATCAAGGTTCGCTATCCGACCCCTGCGGTGGAGACCCCTGCGGTGGAGACCCCTGCGGTGGAGACCCCTGCG